CCCAGTTTTTTAGCGCCGTATACCATTGCAACTCCCTTTGCAATAGTCGCAATAGGACTATCCCATACACTCTTTTTAGTATCTCTACTGTCGTCCACTTTGTATCCTTTGTGGTTCTGAAACGCCACCAATGGCGAATATGCATCACTACGAATTGCTCTTAACTTAATATACTGCGTAAGTCTAGTTACCACCAATGCACGTTGTGATTTGCTAATATTATCCCAATCTGCAACCAATCTTCTCATTGAACGCAGCATACTGTCTTGAATATTCAAATCACGCTGGAACTTCATTAGCATTGCATTTTCATATGTTGCATTACTGTTATTATTTGCAATATGAGCCAAATATCGTTTTACATCCAATGGCTTCAAGTTTATTCGCTTCATTGCGATCTGGTCTTTTTCATCACTATACGTCTGGTCAGTTCCAATCAGACGGTTCAGAGAAATATATAAATCCGTTGCACTTGGTCTAAATGTATTGAAGTTTGAAAACATAGTTGTTCGTTCTGCATACTCTTTCGCAAGAGGCGCAAAGTCATAATCCTTGTTCCACACATTCAAAATCATAAAATACACAAATGCAAGTTCAGCGGCATCATCTACATTCAGGCTTTCAACTACCTGTTTTGTTCTGAATAGCTTGCTTTCGCATAAGGTGTTGACAAACTGCAACTCATCCATATTATCTCTCCGCATATTTTTCTATTTCGGACGGAACTCCTAGCTCTTTTGTCAAGTCTGCATTTGCAAAGTCAGTAAAGATTTTCGTAGCAGTTGCGCCATCATAGTTCTTCTTGACTGCGTTATACAACGTCTCAAAGCTGTCTAAGTCTTTTCCAGTTCCAAGGTTGAGAACGTCAGCAATCTCGTCAGTCTTTTTCCAAGGTCCACCGATAATTTCATTATTATTTTGTTTGGTATAGCCGCCGCCAGTCTTTTTTGGAACTGGTGTTCTTTTTACACGAATGAGTCCGTCTCTTGGACTAAACATGAAACGTTGGCTTTCTAATGGTCTGCCATCGTCAGTGGTTTCTGATGAATTTTTCTGATTGGCAATTGCAGCAATAGTCGCCAAGAATGTAGTTCTCATCACGCCTTTGTATCTTGAATCGTTCTCGTGTGGCGCATGATAAAACACCTTCATCCACTCTGGATCGCCAGGCATGAAATCAAGCTGAACATAACCAGTGCGTTCCTTGTCTGTTTGAATGGATGGGTCATACTTGCCAATTTTGAGTTTGGTCATGATGACACTACTCTGTGCAATGTCCAGTATTTGAGGCAAGGACTTCAACTTTTCCATAAATGCAGGAATCTCTTCTCGTGAAAGGTTTAGCGCAACGTCAATATCCCCAGAAAATTGCTTCTTACCGACTGAACCCAATACATTGTTCATCAGGTCAATGCCAAGTGCCTTTTCAAGTGGACGCAATGTTGGTTCAATTTCGGAAATGTGAATCGCACCAACACCTGGCATTGAACCACTTTCACTGATTACTTTGCCACTTGAATTGGCAACCTCACCAGTTCTGCTATGGAACTCTATATGCTTGTCCCAAGGTGGACGTGGGCCACGTCTCTTACGGTCTCTACCTTTGTCTAATATGATTTCACTTATTTTCATTTTGATTTCCCGAATGGATTTTCACCAGTAAGATATGGACGTGCAAACCACAACTTAAACCACTCATCTGTTCCCGGCTGGATGTTATGCTTTTTCATATACCGAGATTTTTCGGTTCCAGTATGAGAAATGTTCTCTTGCTGAACTGGGAAATTTGGATCATACACCTTGTATATGCCCGCCAGTCTTTTAAGTTCGTTGATTTGCTTTTCTATGCTCATTACGACTTCTTCATTGTTTCAATGCCTCTCTTGAACTTGCGAGGGTCTTGAGTGCGAATGCTGTTTACCAAACGTTTTGTCAAATCGCTTGCTGTATCCTCATCGTAATGAGAATTGATGTATTCCATCAAATTTATAGCACTGGCAATAATATTCTCTGCCTTCTGTTCGACAATTCTATCCTTGTCTTTTGATACAGCAATACTACTGAGTTCTTCAAACAAACTTTTACGAATTTTGGTCATAGCATTTCTCCCGTAATGTATTTATCACACTTCATCAAATGCAGAACGGGTTTTTGTCTTTAGCATAGCACGTAGGCTTGCAGTGGCATTGTTTTTCCCGTTATCCATAACTGGGGTGTCTTCATCGTCAGATGCTTTTTTGTTGACTACTGTTTTCTTTCGAAGGGTATCTACCATACTTGCAGTTGATGTGTCGGCAGTATCAAATGCTGTTCCAGTGGTATCATCAGAAATCTTCAAACTATCAATATCAAACACCAGATTGACCTTACTGCCAACCCCATTACTTGAACGTGTTTTTAACAACTGTAGCTGATATTGTCCGCGCTCTCTCATCGCATTGGAAGTAAAAATACCAATCACGTTGTCGGCGGTCTGAATCTTAGAAATACCACCAGCGATGTGTGAGTGGTCAAACTCAACTTCTTCAACAGCGGAACGGTTAAGCTGTGATGCCGTTACAACTACCATGTTTGTTTCCATAGAGAAGTTACGAAGTTCTTCGGTGACATACTTGTCTTTGATGAATAGATCACTTGCTGGAACTTTCTTAGTTGCTGGCATAAGAAGGTCAAGGTAGTCTACGCAAATACAGTCAACTTTGACGCCAGTTTGAATCTGAAGTTCTTTCAGGTATGAACGCAAGTCATTCACAGTTGAGCCTGATGGTAGGTATTTTACTCGTAGCATACCAGATTTCTTTGCCTTCATCTTGACATGAAGTTCAACATCATCCAACTCTTTAAAAATCTTCTTTGTGCCACGGTCAGTTTCCATTGCATACATACGCATACAGGATAGACCTTCACTCAATTCTAAGGTGAAGTAAACACAGTTTAGTCCCATCTCTGCCCAATTCAACGACATGTTTTGCATGAATAGAGACTTACCAGCACCAGAACCACCAGCAAAAATAGTAATTTCGCCACGGTTGATGCCACCATACAACTTGTCATCTAACGATTTCCAGCCAGTAGTGATTTGTCCGTTTTTGCTTTTTAGTGCCTCAAGAATCCCTCTTGGATCAGCAAAGAAGTCTGTGCCTAATGAACGTGCAAGACCAATCTGAACTGCTTCTTTGATACGCAGTTCAACTTCGCCATACTTTCCAGCTTCCAACAAATCTGTGCTATCAATGATAGCCTTCTCAATAGCCTTATGACGACAGAAAATTTCAAACTCATCAACAAACCATTCGGAGTGTTGTGCAATATTGTCCAGTTTTTCTACTGTTTGCCCCGTCTCTGCTTTAATCATCTGAGGACTTGGCATTGACGAATATTTTTCACTATATGAAATGATTTCGGATACAACTGGACGAATACTACGATCAAAATATTCAGGCTTGATGATGCCCCGAACCCGTGTGTATAGTTCAGGATCAGTCAACATAAACTGAACAAATAGTTTTTGTAAATCTGGGGTGTAATTTTTAATATCTGACACTATCTCTCCTTCGTGAATCAGAATCACTTTATTTTTAGTTTAACATTTATTTTGGTAGTGTTTGAAATTCTACCATCAATTATACTCTTTAGGGTATAAAACTTTCCGTATCTATTTACAGCATCAGCCGCATCTTTAATGTTTGGTTCCCATTCTGGAAAGGAAACGCTCCATCCATTCTCAATCGCTTGCTTTGCAAGTTTCTTCCCTGCATTGTCTCTATCTGGACAAACGATTATCTCGCCTTTATATTGGTTTAGATAGTCAATCTGTGCCTGTCCAGCTTCATTTGACAATACCCCGACACAATCTAAAGCGGCAGCATCAATTACTCCCTCAACCACAATAAGAAACTTTGTAGGTTCCGCAATTTTATGAATATTATACAAATATCCATTAGGTGCTTGGGCAAGATATTTAGTTTCAGACCTTCCAGTGATGTCTCTTGCCGCATATCCGACAATTGTATTACCTTGAAAATACGGAAATATCACTCGCTTGCGAAACTTCATGTCATTGCACCAATAGGCATCTACATGGTCATAAACACCTCTGTCTACAAGATACTTAGCAGCATATATGCTATTTTCAGGTGGTTCATCTGCCATCATAAGCCATTCACTTAATGGAAATGTGCCTTTTGGCAATTCTACTTCTGGAAAGGTAGGCAGTGAAATGGTATTATGAGTTGGCATGAAGAAACTGGGACCACTTGATAGCTCCTTTTCTCGGATGCTATCAAGTTGCAATCTCTTTATATCACTATCTGGTATTCCCAACAGCTTCATAAATCGCAAGAACTTCTTGTTGATGGTTCTTCCCTTACGATGTGAGGCAGTAAAACCACAGTTGAAACAATGATATGAAATCAAATCAGGTTCAAACCGAATACCACCTCTCATACGGGTGTCGGGTCGTGGTTCTCCATTATCAACACAGCAAGGACAGTTGAATGACCTCCAACCGCCCGAACTGTTCCTGCTGTTACTTGGAATATATGATAATACTACTTCTTGAAGATTCATACTCACCAATATATATCATTGGAGCCGAAAAGTCAAGTTAGTTTCGAAGAAGAATCTTGGATATTGAGCCAGTGGTGTTTGTATACACAACTCTCAACCAGTTCACGTTTGCCTGAACTACATACGCTTGAACACCAGTCTCGTTATTGATTGTGATGGAAGAATCATACAGCAAACGAGGTGTCAAGTCAAACCAATCAGAATCACTTGAACTTGGTTGAACACTCAAATCACCCTGAATAGTCACGGTCCCTGTAAACCCTTCGTAGTATATGGCTATAGTATGAAGTGATTTTGACTTCACGGTATTTCCTGCACCATCAAAAACGGTTGATATGTGCTTGATGCCATCATAAAAGAAGATAGAAGTTTCTTGTGAATCTTCAAACTCTGGATACACATCGTCAATAACTTCAATAACACCCTTGGCATTGTCGTATGTGTCAGTGTATATGATTTGCTCAACCCCATCTTGAACGGTATACATCGCAAATGTATAAAATCCTTCTGGAAGCATTATAGTATCAGCGGTGGGAATCACAAGAGACGCCAACCCTTTTGTTGCATTTTCAACAGTTGGATACATGAAAAGGACATTTTCTCTGGACTGACGGTCATACATTTTGAATATCAAGGTTTTGTTTGTAAGGTCAACAGGCTTACGGTCTGTATCTCTTATACGAAATCTCAGAGTATTATCTATACCCTTGTGTAGTTTGTGATGTCCATCATACATCGGCATGTTCCCCAAATATGCTGTGGCACTAGCTGTGTTGGTTGAATCCAGACACACCAGTTCTATTTCTCTGTTATATTGAAATACATTTACATTTATCATAGATATATTTATGCTAAATATAATTATGTTTGATAATGAAAAAAAAGAATGGATACAAGAGAATTACCCGTATTTCTCCTATATTCAATATGGCAAAAAAGATTACACATACTACCTCGGTATTTTAATTAATACCGACCCCACTATAACATCTTTATACAACTTTGAAAAGATTTCATCGCCAGACGAAAGAAAAAGTTTTGTAGAACTTGGTGAGCAATGGTGGTGGGAATCAAATAGACTTATTCCCATCAATATATTTTTAGGGGCGCAAATCTCCCCTTTCAAGTATTCAATAGTAAATATGAATACAAAAGATGTTGAGATATTGTGGGGTCCAGAAACAAGTCTTACAAATATTATACAGAAGCGTGTGAAGAGGCGTTCAATACAGCTTGTTCGCAAATTAGATTAAGTTGAACTACCACGGCAGTTGCATAAGAAATAGCATGTGATTTCTTGAAGTAGTAGCCTGTATCGTCATCTGGTTTTACCCAAACTTCTTGCATAATTGCTTGCCATCCCTGGCGAATAAGATGTTTCTTGGCTGGTCTTATAACTGCCAAAACCGCAGCCAATTGTTCAATTGACTTCGGCTTCAATAAACTTACCGTATCATAATGATTATGAATATGAGCAAGTTGCGATACTATATCTTTCTCTTCTAATAGTTCCCAAAACGGCTCGGTTGAAATCAAGCGGTCAAGATGTGCTTCATCCTTGATACCAGAATACAGACTGTTATTTAGAAAGTCTATCTTAAAATATCCACGCTCTTCTGCTTGCCTAAAATCAATCGCAGCAAATCCAGTGAGAGGGTCATGTGGAATAGGATTGAAATACACACCACTATTATGTTTTTTCAATACGTTCTCTTGACGAGTAGTCGCTGGAATATGCTTTATGAACCGAAGAATATCGTCTCGGTTCACAAAGTCAATGTCAATGTCGGTTGAAATCTTCATTGCCAAACTACCAAAAAGTATGCGGCATCATCTGAACTCTTGAAATAGATGCGCCGTCTATAAAATACAAACTCATCCTGACAATTATCTTCACACCATATCACATTACTGTTAACTGAATTTGGAATAAGTGTTTTTTGTGGCGGAAGTTTACCAAGATCAACTAACGTCCAAGATTCGTATTCATTGTGGCTGAACTCACTCACATACCTACGTTGATTCTTCGATCTCTTTACGAGAGATCGAAGACGTTCAAGTGTAGATTGTGTGCGGGAGGAAGCCATCAACGTTCCCAAGGAAACGATACCCATGTATCGTTGTCAACATCGTTAAACTCTTCGCACTGATAGTCCATTGAAACTTTTGAGTTTGCATTGTCAATCAATGCCGCGAAGCGAACATTAGTATGCCATACTTCTTCCCATGCATCTGAGTTTGGCAAGCAAGATGAACTCCAATCCTTCATAATCCATTCCATAGCATCGCCGCCACGGTTGATGTCATCAATGATTAGAATTTGCTTTCGTGCTTCAACGCTGGATTGGCCACCAGTGATTTGCCCTTCTGGCAATACAAACCCAAACGCATCTTCGCTCATCCAGCAATTAGTTTCAGTGTTTTCTTCCAGACCTTCTGTGGCAAGTTGAACACATAACGTGTGCATTGGTATACCAGATATATGCGACAACATAACGGCTGGAACTAATCCACCTCGTGTAATCCCAACAATATAGTCTGGTCGCCAATTGTCTTTATACATTTGCATCGCAATATCGCGAACTGCACGTTCAACATCATCCCATGTGTAATTTACTACTTTGGTCATTTTTCATCCTCAATTTCAGGTCCAAATAATAGAGATTCGGCAGCTTTGTATTGTGCATATAAATCTTGTAAAACTTGGTATTGTTCTAATAGTTTAGCATCAGGCACAAGAATTGTCAAGCGTTTCTCAATGGTTTCCAAACGTTCATGCAATTCAAAAAGATTGAAAGACTTATTGTAATTTTCGTTGACGCTAATATCCGTAGCGACAAAAGAAGACCCAGTATAAACTAACAGATTTCCAACATCTAATGCGCTTACGTCAAGAGTGTAGTTTGTATCAGAAGAGATATAATCTTCATCCGAAAACTCAGGTGTTCCATAGTATTCTTCTTTATTCAAACTTCCGAACTCCCTACGGGTCACAGTCTTGCCACCATCGGGCGATTCATATATATACTTTACTTCTTCACTCATCGGCGTCATGTCCAAACAATAGTGCTTCCGCAGCTTTATACTGATTGTAGATTTCTTGAAGGATTTCCCACTTTTGTAGCATTTCTGGGTTTGGGTTCAAAACACAAAGACGTTCTTCCAGCATCTTTTCTAGACGATCAATCCGATTGACCAATGCCATATGTCTGATTTCCTCAACCGAAGTAGTCGACGTGGTGCCTCCTGTGTAAGTATAACGGTCATCCCACTGCTTACCATAATAATCACTTGGGTAGTAAACCGATTTTACGTGGTCACTTATGTTAGGAGTGGTATAAGTCCACGATGGTCCACCAGATGTGGATGCCGCACTGTTTAGCTTGTTGCTATTTGATTGAACCATTTGTTGCATGTTTGCAATAAGTTCTTGAAGGCTGTAATCATTATCCATTGTCATTTTCCTTTTTTCTTAGAGTGAAAGTTCCATCGGAATTATCAAACCATTCAATAACATCCCCAGGTGCCCATCCAACCTGATTGAGCATTTCTTCACTAAACTCGATAATCAAATCTTCTTCTTTACCATTTTTCATGACAGTCGCCAACCAGCGATTGTCTCCTATTTTTTCTACGTTCATAATCCCGCTTTCTCTAATACATTCCGAACAAAGTTCACATCATCTTTGCGAACTTGAAACTTTCTGGTCCAGAACTCTGGGTCCATATAGTCGTTTACCAATTTTAATTCTTGGTCGGAAAACTCACTTAGGAGTTCCACACCAGAATCGCAGTTAAAAATAATCCAAGGGCTAATACGTCCAGACCGTATCCAGTAGATAATACGCGACCGACTATTCTCCCGAAAGAATACATTAAACGGTTTATCATTCTCATTCCCCCATTCTTGCATCAATATGATACCACGTTCCAATGCCCTCTCCGCAGTTTCCTTTTTATTCAATTCATGAATATATGTTTCATACACTGCTTCGTTGCACCATTTGTCCACTGGGACACTTGAACGAATAACAAAGTCAATAAAGTTCTCAGGGTCAACCGCATTGATATGCAACATGTGCCTTCCAAACTTAGTGAAGGCGGTATAATACTGAGAACTGGCAAACTGTTCGTATGTCTTTTCTTTCTTTTCTCCCATAGAGATTTCGTAGAACCTACGAAATGCCAAGAAGCCAAGAACAACATACTTTTCATCCTTGTTCAGCCACCTACGCTTTTGTTCACATAGATGTGCCGACAAGGTTCGTTCTCGCTGGAACGTCTTAGAGCAAAACTGACAAGTGAAACTCATTTCGCCTTGCCTTTCTTTGATGTTTTGCCAAATATATCATTAATTTCGCCATCTGTCAATCCCATACTGACTGCCAGAGACATTAGCTCCTTAGTGGAGTTCATCTTGCAAAACAACTCTACCTCGTCAGACTTGAAATGGGGATACACCGACATAACAAACTGCGACACTTTGTCTTTTGTCTTGTTGCTGTGTGGCGGTTTGATCCATTCATGATACTGCCCCTTGCCTGTTCCAGTGAGGCACATTAGACGCCACATCAAATCATCATCTTTGTAAAGGTCAAGATAATGCTTATTGACAAACTCGTTTGTGTTCAGCAACGCATCGTCTTGGCCTTTACCTTTGACGCTACTTGCATAACGCAACGTGAGCCAGCTTGACCAAGATTTTCTTTCCTCATCGGTCAGGTTCTTATACCAGTCAAAGTCCTGCCGATCTAACGCAGCAAGCATATCATTGAGAGGAATCTGTTTAGCCAAAGTTCATTACTCCTTGCATCTTTTCTATTGTTACATCAAACATAAGTGAAATGTATGAGCAGTCTTGTAACGTCATCTTCTCAAATACATATATGCACCCGTTGTTGGATTCTATTATCTTTGAGTATGGTCGCATACGGTTTTTATATATGAAGGCTTCAAATGAAGCGGATGCAGTGAACGACACATACAAACTTACATCATACAAAGTGTCGCTGTCCGCTAACATAGTTTATCCTTCCTCCAAACATCATACAAAACGTAGCCGCATCCAACTCATGTTCAAATGCAAAATAACAAGCAATATCCATCTTGTCCTGCACAGAACCAGGCAGATATCCTATATCTCTCTGGTCATATATATCGTCCTTGTATGAAGTGGCATACGAAATACCAGCGTTGTCACACCAGTTTCTTGCCTCTTTCATAGATTCGCGATTAGCTTTGTATATGATTTTATACATTAGAAGAAGTCGTAGCTGTTCAATACATCTGGTATACGGTTCATATCCTTCACGAAATATGCACAACGAGGGCTGGATTTATGTTCGAGTGGTATTGCCAGTATATGCCCATATTTGAGTTTTGGCAAGAACCATTTTACATCAGCAAAAATATTATTCACACGGATTGGTGCCCATTCTTGGGAAAATCCATTCAGCGGGTTCGTAATAATCGTCTGAAAGTCTCGTTCATTAATACTTGTGAGTGGAACAAATTCCAATTGCCCCAAGTCACGGTCACCAATCAAAATGTTCCAATCAAGTGGCATTTCAATGACATGATTGCCAATTGACAAACTGATGCTTGGCGTATTAAAGGTCTCAATAAAGACCAATGGGATAAAAAAGAAGTCTGGTTCTGATTTGTCCGACACATCCATGACACAATAACGAATATCTTCTATTTCATCAGGAAGGTCATTCATTTCAAAACAAGTATTTTCGGGGGTTAGTATTTTAATTTTTCTTCTCCTTAGTAAGTAACTTTGTTGACACGATAGGGATACTCTGCATCGGCATAATATTTCTTTCGTTCCGTCAAATGACGCTTACTGAACTTACACCGACTTGTGAAGTCCCATATCTGAACAAAGTCTTTGTCTTTCGCTGTCCGAACACCACGCCCAATAGACTGAATTACCCGAACAAACGATTTTCCTGGTTCAATCATAACCAGATTGAATATTCGTGGAATGTTGAGGCCCACCGCAGCAACCCCATATGTGGCAACCGTAATGCTGTTAATAGACTGATTGATTTCATCATATTCATTTTGGCGGTCATCAGTTTTCATCTTGCCACTGACAAATACCGTTCCTAGTGGAAGCCGTTCTATCAACGCATTACCAGCCGCCAAACGGTCTACAAGAACAAGCGTGTTGCCTGTATTTGAGATTTCCATAATCTTCTGTGCCATGTAATCGGCACGTTTCGCATCTTCCAGCAGAAACTTGAGTTCTGATTGATAGTTATTATACTCAGCCGTTTCTTGCGTTTGTATAATCTCTACGTGACATTTAGACAATACGCCTTCGTCTTGCAGAGTCTTTGCACTCAACTGGTGAATAACCTTACCAAGACTTGCGTTGATTGACGCTACATCCCACTCGCCTTTCGGAATGGTTCCAGTAAGTCCCCAACGCAATGGGACATTCGCAAATACACCAGTCAGAAGTTCCTTCAGAACGTCTGCTTTTGCCTGATGGACTTCATCTACGATAACACATACCACGCCATCAATGAAGTCTTGTATATCAGCTTTGCCTTCCTTGGTTTGCTTCAATAGCGAGTTCAATGATTGCCAAGTGCAAACAGTATGAGTCTTTCCTATGTCTTTCTTGTCACCAAAATAAACACCATAATCCAACCCGCAGTTTTCATAATCCTTAGCGGTTTGTTTCACAAGGTCTTTGTTTGGAACGATTACGATTGACCTACCATGCTTTTCTACCATACTCGCCATGGTGGCAGTCATAATGGTCTTACCAGCGCCAGTGGCGACTTCCTGTAATGCCTGTGGGTTCTCAATGAACTTGTTGATGATTTCTACTTGGTAGTCACGCAGACGAATAAGTTCGCCCTCATGCTTATGTCCTTTTGGCCATGTCTTGTCGCCCCAATAGTCTTCTGCAATCTGGTCAAATTCCAGAGTGCCATGGTTCATACGATTGTCTTCAATCTCAAACTCATAGCCAGCATCTACAATAATAGGAACAATATCATCCAAAAGGTTCAGATATGTTCTACCGCCCACGTCACAGAACCGAACTGTTCCATCCCATCTGCCAAGTTTATAGGCAGGGGTGTGGAAAGCATGGGGAAGAAAGAACTTCAATTTGTCTGAGCACTTACGTCTGGTTGATGGGTCAAGCCCATCCAACTTTATGTTTACCTCATCTTTGATTACTATTTTACATTTTTTCATGTATACCCTCAACGTTTCATATAATATACCATAATAAGTCTTTGATTTCAATAGAAAAACGATCCCCGAAGGGATCGTTTTTGAAGTTTATTTCAACTCAGAGTTACTTGCAGCAAGTCAGGTTGGCAGTCCGTTCCCAAGATTGCGGCATCGCTTTGCGAAGGTCAGCAATCTTGGTGATCATACGGAGAGAGATTTCACGCAGACGAGATTGGTTGACTTCCATATAGGACATAATCTCATGTTGTTCTTGGTCCGAGAAACCGTAGGAATTCAGCATACCTTGACGGACAATCTGTTTGCACCGCAGGAGTTTGTCACGAGTCGTGCTGATGGTCAAATCCAGATAGTGGCAACGCGACATGATTGCTTCAAGGTGGTCCTTGATTTTGGAGGATTTCACCTTGTCAAACTTCAAGTTGGTGATGAAGATGACCGAACCTTTGAACTCAAATTGGTCAGGAACCCCCTCGCGGCGCAAAAAGTGAGAGTCCGAGTGCCAAGAGATTTTACGCTTCTTGCCACTGTCCAGAGCAGCTTTGAGAATATTCAAAGCATCTTCGTTGAACAGGATGGAGTCGCAGTCATCAAGCACCACGATATTCTTTTCATCGCTGTATTTGTAAAGCGTGGAATACAGACCGATGGGCGACATGGTTCCCTTCACAAACGTGTGGCGCAGGGGACGGTCAGCCATAATGTCAAACAACGAGTCTTGCTCAAGAACCTGTTCCACACCATAGGTTTTACCAACGCCGGGAGGTCCAGAAACGACCATGCCACGCACGACACCATCAATGGTAGCGCCCGTCATATCATCAAGAATTTTGAAACGTTCAGCAATACGTTCAATCGCTTCTTCGTCACTTTCAGTCACACAGGCAGTTTCGCCCGCTTCACCATCAATCGAAACGTCATCTTCCGATTCAACACGAATACGAATCTTGGGCTTCTTGACTGCACTGTCAGAAGCATCAACCGTAATGAAAAACCCGCCCTTGGCAGAAGGTTTCAAACCCTGCACCAAAGGAAACGAACCAGAAATCGGTTGGTTGTTATACGAACCGTTTTCAATGTGGGCAATCTGCATTGTGTTCCTCTTTCTCTTGCTTACAGGATATGTATACAGTGATTCGTCAGGAATGTCAAGCGTTATTCGTCATCGCACATGCCCGTAACCGCTGCAATCGCAGCGTTCTTTCCAAGAAAGAAAGTGCTCCACCCACACTTGCTAATGGTGTAATATTGCACCGAAAGTCCGATAAGCAAGAAAAAAGCAATCATTACTGCGGCGGCAAAACGAGTCATTATGGTTTCCTTATTGATTGTGTTGATTTTAACCGACTTGACCGTCGATAATGCCAACGAGGTCTTCGGCATACACGCCGTTTACCTCTTTGTCAACCTTCCAGTCAAGGTTTCGGATACGGGCGAACTGAACGTTGTAAAGGTCCATACCTTCGTCATACTTGATGTAGACGTAGCCTTTCCATTTGACCAGACCAGAAGTTTTGAACTTCAATCCATCGCCCATACCAACAAAATCTTTTGCACCCCATGCCATAAAGGCGCGGCGGTCAAGAGCACGAATTTGGTCACGAATGATGGTGGCTACGTTCATCGGTTTTCCCTCTTGGTTACAGATTATGTATATCTCGATTCGTTGGGAATGTCAATGAATAATCGCCCAAAAGGGCGATTATTTTAGACCATTTTTATTTCACCGTCTGCCTCAATCCCAAGTCCAGTAACCCAGTCGGCTGGCGTTGCCTCAAACAGTTCAGTGATGTCAGATATAATCTTGTTGAACTTTTTTGCCAACTTACTCATTACCGACCTAACGATAGAAACAAGTTGGTCCCAGATTTGCCGAATGTCAAACGCCTCATCTATCGGTAGGTTGCGAGAAGTCGCATCACTAATATCTACCTTCAAGTTCATTGCCATTGACCCAATACCAGCAAAAATTCCAGCAACGTCAACTGTGCCTTTTTCGTAAGCAGATGTTTGCTGTTTTGCGTATGTCTTAGAACCACTTCTCATTCCACCCGTAGGTAGCCCACGAATACTGAATTTAGATTCTTTGGCACATGCTTTCACATATGGAGTATCAGGCTTGGAAATATCAGAAACACCTTTTGGTGATAATACGTATGGGGCATACGGAAACTTACCATCATATTTCAATGTGGAACTTAACGCTTCCCATGTGACATATTCTTTTAGTTCTTGGTTGTCATCCAACGAGGTTTTCAACTTAACCAACACTTCTTCTTTTAGTTTCTGAATCGCGTCCTTGTATGTATCTTCAATCTTATCTTGCATATCTTCCATATACTGGCGCAAATCTTCATATAAATCCGTGGTATCAGAAAACTTTTTGACTACCGATAGTTGGCGTCTTTTGCTTTTCACCTGTTGAAAAACTTCACCAATGTAGGTATCACGAATTTCTATGAATGTTTCTTGAAGTTGCTTGATAGATGAATCAACTTCTAACTCAATTCCTTTATCTTCCATATACTTGTTGATTGCATATTGGAATACACCACCAAATTCTGACTTGCTTTGCGCACTCAAAATAACAAAAGAACCACTCATCTTAACTGAGAATGGAATGTCGTTCAGAACTATGTCTGACTTGGCAGTAGCCTGTCCATAGTTTGGAGTTATGTCGGACTGATGCTTGTTAGAATTGTAGCCATCAGTCCATTGCTCTCCTGGAAACTTCTTGTTAAGTGCGGCAACCGCAGCAATAGTTTGTGACTTAGTGGATGGACTCAAAAACTTGTCAGAGTTCTTGGCATACAATTTGTCCAAGTCTTCGCCCAAATTTTCACCACATAGCAACGCAAGAGTAACAATGTCATCTTCAAACTTTTTACCTTGGTTTACGTCACCAGATTCTATCAAATCTCTAAATTTCATAGGTTACTCCGATTTATATCTTATAACCTATTTATCCATTTGATTGACTAGAAATCAAACAAAGCGTTGTCGTTATTATTCCAAACCGCAATGATTTCTTTTGCTTTCTTTCTGGAATCACCAGACGCAGAAATACTTCTTGCTACTGAAATCGGATGAAACATTGCACCGTCATACAGCTTACGAGCAACAGGAACATCGTGATTTGACACGATGACCTTGACGCCATCCTTGGCTAACTTCTTGCAAATGTCTGCCAAATGTTCTTGCTGTTCTAAACTGAAGCCTTCTTTGGTATAATCAGTGAAGTTCGCAGTTTCAGACGCGGGGAAATATGGAGGGTCAAAATAAACAACATCGCCTTCTCCCAATCCCTCATAGTAAGAAGGGTCTTCAAATGTGGTGTTTTTGAATGGGATGTTGGTGAACTTGTTCTTGAAGTTTTTTATTTCTTCTTCTGGAAAGTGAACCTTATCATAATCACCAAACGGAACATTGAATTTTCCGTCTTTGTTGTAACGAGTCAATCCGTTGAAGCAATGGCGGTTCAGATACAAAAACAAATAGGGAGAACGTGTTTTGTTGAACTCGTCTCTCAGTTTGTTGTATTTGTCTCTATCAATGCCATTTACATAATACTGTTGTGCAGTCTGTATAAAATTGGAATCATCTATGACCGCATTGTAAAGGCTAATGATGTCGGAGTTGATGTCCCCAATCCTATACTCTTGGGCAGTAGTATTCAGAGATACCACAAATGAACCGCCGAATGGTTCAACAAAGATATTAGGGGTTCCGATATACCCCTGTAACGTATTCATGATACGTATTTTGTTGCCAGCCCACTTCAAGATTGATTTGTTATACATGATATCCTTTACTCAAAGTCAAAAAACTTTGTCTCTTCCTTTACCTCGTCAATACGAGTTTTAGCAATCTCAAAATACTTAGCTTCTTGTTCCATACCAATAAAGTTACGTCCCAACTTGACCGCAGCAACACCAGTTGTTCCAGAACCCATTGTGTTATCAAGAATAGTCTCACCCTTATTAGAGTAAGTTTTGATGAAGTATTCCATCATTTCCACTGGCTTCTGTGTTGGATGAAAGCCCTTCTCTTGCTTGAACTTTTGAACAGTTCTTGGATATCGTGACCCATCTGGATTGTCGCGATGCTGTGATTTGGCAGAACCATATACTTCGCCAATCTTTGATGTGTCACTCTTGAAGCCACCATATGGAGTGCTATACCACATTTGTGGGTTATAGGTTGGTTTCTCACGATAGAACACTAACACATTTTCATGTGACTTTAGCGGCATAACCTTTGCGTTCATTGGATTGGTTCCTTGCGGTTTTTCCCAAATCCATTCATAACGAAAGTCTTTCAAGTTAGATGAAATTAGAGTAGTTGTAAATGGTTGTGATGCAGTGAACACCATAGCGGCGTTCTTCTTGCATACCCGATAGTAATGTTCCCATAGTTTATCCATGGGAATGATGAAATCCCAAGCACATGCTGTGGTGCTAACCATAGGGCAAGTCACAAAGAATCATATCCACCGACTTATCGGGGACACGACTCAATGCGACCAAGCAGTCTTCGTTATAAAGCGAAAACTGTTGCCCTACATTGCTCTCCTTATCCATTATTGTTTCCTTATAAAGTAATCTGATTCGGTGTTAGTTGTGTCCTTGAATAACTTCCATTCTTCTTCGGACATGTCAGCTTTCGCTCGGTTTTCAAACCAAGTCAAAAACTGTAGATTTTCCAAGTCAAATGATCCGCCCACACTTTTTGGGGTTTTATGGTCCAACGAAGGACGCAGCCATTTGTTTTCTTTATCTTGTATCCAGACATTGTATATCATTAGGAACTGCTCGTCAACATAAAACTTATCCAGAAACGATTTTCTTTTTTCGTCAGAATCAAAATATGTCTTGTGTTTCGCCAAGTATCTGGTCAGAAATAGCAGTCTATCGTAATCTTCATATACCGACAAGTCTATTCCAGTTTTCATCTTAGCTTTCATATTCAAACGCCGTTGATCTTCTGATGCTTGTTTCCCTTTGTTGTGTGCGATATAAGACCCGTTGCGTTTTCTGGTTTCTACACCCTTCTTCGTAGCAGAAGGATCACGAACAGACGGAACTTTTCGTTGACTATCATACACCCCGCCATCAGTCAATATACGTTTCACTCGATGATGATCAATCTCATACGCACGGGAAACATCCCGCAAACTCACCAAATGTTCAAGATAGTATTGGCATATTTCAGCTTCATTTACTTGTTTCATATTATTATCCCATTTACTTGTATTATTATTTATCTAATACCGCGTGTAAATGGGATTTTTATTACAAAATCGGTTGAGTTTCAACATCAATCTGGTAAAATTCTTCAAAAAGGTCAGAAGAAATATCGGTCCAGATTTGGTCAGACATTGACTTGGTAATCTTCGCACGAAACTTGCCAGCATCGCATTTATATCCATTTGGAGCGTCGCCGCCCTTTTGTGGATATGTAGGAATCCATTCCTGATTATGATAGTCCAGTTTCTTAGCATCAACCACCACAAAATAGTATCGTTTCAGGTCTTGCTGCCATTCTTTATTGTTGGTTGCCAGACAAAAAACAAACTGTTCTGGTTTAGATTTCAAAAACTCAAGTTTCTCTTGAATGGTTTTATGTTGTGTAAGACGCGAACCACTGATGGTCATAAGCGTATTATTCGCGTTCATCTTGCCACCCTTGTTGCTAATGGCAACCCCATCATTGGTATATTGGTCTACACCCACCGCATGGTTGAAGTCTGGTTTCCAATCACTTCCAAACCCTGCTTGACGTAATGCCCATGCAGACTTTTCTTCCCATAGTTCAGCTTTGCACTGCCCAGAATATAGTTGGTGGTGTAGTTCTAGTCTACGTTGAATTAACGGAACAAGTTTTTGATATGTGCTCATTATAGAATCTCAATCAGTGATGACGGTTTAGACATGTTATACTCCATGATTCTATCATTTGCAAACAAAAAATAATCGGAATCAATCTCGTATCCAATATATTCTATGTGACATTTCATAGCAGCAATTGCAGATGTCCCAGAACCCATAAACGGGTCAAGCAACGTTCCAGATTTCACACCAGAAAACTTTATGCACATTTCAACCAACTCAACTGGAAACGTAGCTGGATGGTTGCCACGATGCTTCTTTCTGTTGGCAATGGTATCGTATGGAACAAACCATGTGTTTCCCCTGCATCGCAAGTCTCCCGCTTGGTCAAAGCGTTCAATATTTGATTTCCATTCGTATGGAACGCCAACCGCCAACTTATCTACTTCTACATCACCTTTCTTGGTGAAATGAAATAAGTGTTCCCAAGTTGGATTGGAAAATCTTTTGCTGTTGATTGGCTTGAAGTGGCCAGATGTTTTGCCATCTACATATATACTCTTTACCCATGTGATGTTATTTTGCAAAACATAATGCGACCTTGCCACATTTGCAACATCCATTCCGACCCAAGGGTCAATATTAGAATATCCCATGTTGAGAAAGAAATGACCGTTTGGTTTGAGAACTCGCTTGACTTCTACAAATACGTCATTCAACCATGAAAGGTAATTCTCTCTTGGTTGGTTGTCTTTGTATTGTCCATATTGAATGTTTAGATTATATGGAGGGGAAGTGACGCAGATATCAATAGATTCTGCGTCCAGCTTCTTCATTCCCAAGATACAATCCTCTTGGATTATATCACTCATATGGATAAGGTTCTACCTCAATTGAGGGAATGCTGACACTGTAATCCGTGAACTCCCAACCGTTTAGTTCAAGATACTCTCGGAAATCGTAGTAATCATCACTTTCTGGATCATATTGTGCTTCAAGTTCCTCACGAAGTTTTTGTTCTTCTTCGTCAGATAGTCCAAAAATATCCCAACCTTCAAGGCTTTCATCGCCCGTTTCTTCGATTTGATATTGGTCGCTATCAAATTCATCGGTGCTGAACGATTCTCCGAACTCATATCCTTCTGGAACGTCAACAATAATTGAACCATACTTGCAACAAATCTCCAACTCGATGACCACATCATTGGCGTTCTTTACTGCATAAGTTTCCCAGAACGACCAACGTTCTGCGGCGGATACACGATATTTCATTTTGTTTTCCTTTATTTTACACTGAACCACTCTGGAACAGGGCGATTGGTCCAAACCATCTTGAAACGATCTTGTTTGGTCTGGTAGAACATACGATAAGACTTTACTGGGTCATCGGGGAACTGACATTCTGGATTTGCACCCATTGCCAGTTTGAATGGAGTTTCGCCAATATCAGGAATATTTTTTGGAGTAAACGCAAGAGCAGTATGCAACTTTTCGTAAGTAGCATGGGTCTTGTTGTATCGGTATTCATATTCCTGACACAGCCCAATGAAATGAGCATAATGCCATTCATAGTTAGCTTTGCTTTCACGAGTCCATACCGTAGAAGGGTGATTGTGATGGACTGCACGATATAGCACATCGTCTTGTGGGTGCATCCAATAGCTGGTCTTACGACCATTCGCAGATTGACGAGTAGTAAGATTTCCATCCAACATACGATGCACAGTGGAAAGCATCTGTGCGCTTTCCACAATCATCTTCACCACATGCTTGTCGCATTGGAGTTGAGCAGCTACTACTGGGTCATTATCAAGACGGAAGATGTTCATATTATTCCTTAGAGAATCAAAGATTACGGTATACAATACCATATAGTTCGAACAAAGTAAAGCCCCGAAGGGCTTTACTATTACAGTCGCCTAGAAATTTCTTCCAGTTGTTCCAGATGCCTTTCGTGCCGTTCAAGAACAAACAAATACCTATCCCACTTGGCATAATTGTATGACAGCGGACCCTCTTTGTTGTTTCGTGCTTGTGCAGCTTCACGGGCAAAGGTTTCACCAAATGGCCAGTAACCGACAATCTCTTTATCAGATTCTCGATAAGCAACATATACTGGCCATTTTCTTGCAAGGCAATCTTCGATAGATGGTGCAGAAGTTTTGATCATTATGCAATCCCCCGCATACTACGGCGAAGATTACATTCCGCCTGATATGTTTTCCACCGACGAAGCACATACTTCGCGGCTTCCAGACGTTCAACTTCTTCTGGTGTGTTCAGCACAGAAAACAGTTCAAGTGCTTTCACCATAGGGCGAAGATCATTGTCGCGAGTTCTGTTGATGCCAAGAATGGCGATTGCAGTTTCCATGTCCATCTTTTTTTCTCCTTATGTTCTTGATATAACAGTGATTCTTTGAAATGTCAAGAACATTTATGAGTCTTTTTTGATGGCTTCATCCAGAGGAATCGGACCTTTCGTCCCTTCATAGCAAACCCATTCACCATCAAGCGTGTAAACATAAGAATATTCTTCCCAAGACTCTCCGATTTTAGAAACAAAATCAAGAAGGTCAGCGTCAACACGTGCTTCGATATCGGTTTCACCACGGTCACGACCGTAAGCGTTTACCACACCTTTTGGTGCATTGTCAAAATCATGCTTCTCTCCAATCTCGGCATCAAGAGAACTGATATCACCCAATGCCAAAAGAGCATCAATCTTGTCAGGGTCTTGGTAGTTGTCAAACAGAAGAACGCCGTTATTGGACGGATACCCATCCCAATGGCAATAGATAGACTTTACAGTTCCATCTTCGTTTACTTTTGCGATACGGCTACGAGTTCCCATAATATTATCCTTTTGCTTCGTTGATACAATCTTGAACTTGTTGAAGTTCTGATTTTAGCTTTTGCAATTGTTCCACTGATGGCCAGCGTCCCAATGGCGATTTGGTATGCGAAAGATTTCTGATAGCAATATCAATCGCATGAATGCGGTTTTCCAGCGCCCCATATTTCCAAGTGTTTGGAATCATTCGCATTCCATTTCATAATATTCACAGTCAGCGAGGTATTCGGGGTCATACAACGATTGCAAGTATCGTTCATGATTGAGACGATCTTGCTCGTTTCGAATTTCAATCTGTTCAGGCGTTATCATTGCAGAACAGGCAGAAAGAGCAAGAACAGACAGAAGAATAGCATATTTCATTTTGTTTCCTTATTCAAGCCATTGTGAGTAAAGGTCAGCAAGACCACGTTCATGAAAGTATCTGCCAAGTGCTTTAGCAGTATAAAGGGTGTTTACTGGCCCATATGTCCAGTTCATATGATACATACCATCCCGTTCAACGATGACAAGATAGTTGTCTGCGATACAAGGCGATGGAGCAGCAATCGTTTTTCCATCGCCAGATTCGGACCATTGAAGTCGTTTAGGTTGCATCATTTTACCAGAACGTAGGGCTTGTCCCATTTACCAACATTGATGTTGACATACCACCCAACGTCAAAGTAGTCGGTCATAATATCGGAGTTGTCGTGATTGGCAACTTTAGAACCCTTGCCATTCATAGCGGCGACCAGTTCTTTGAAGAAAGAACCAATCTTCTTGTTTCCGCTTTCATGCGCGTAGTAAGGATTCGCTTGATAGTTGCCTTTGACTTCGTAGAACCGCTCACCGCGCCGTTCAGCAACTTCCTTGTTGTCGGTATTGGCTTGACCGATGAAGTCAAGGACACCTTCTTTGAGGGTCACAACCAGAGACGAGTGATGGTCAACCGAAATGCTGCCTTTCACGCCATACTTTTTCAGCACAGCTTTGATAGCGGGAGCGAGTTCTTTTTTCATTTCTTGAGACATATAGGCCATTTGATTTCCTCTCTCTTTCTGACTACTGTTTATGTATATAGTGATTCGAGATGTTTGTCAACTACAAAATCATCATAACATAGTTCAACATGTCTTCGTCACGCAAATAAATGCGATATGCAGTAGACTTTTTGTTGGGAAACTGTGCATCCCATCCAGCCTGTCTTTTTATATTTCCAGACCAAGAAGACGTTCCTGGCCAAGAGTTACCGTATGTGGATTTCAAATAGCTTTCAATCGTGTCTACTACTTTTTTTTCGTAGTGTTCAAAATGAAGATAATATCGAAAATGATACTTATAGAAGTGAGTAAAACGCCCGTCAAGGCGTTTTACTTCAAATGGGAGATTGGTTGTCATTAGCTACCGCAAATCAGTTCAAACGAACCGTCCTCTTGCATAACAAAGTTTTCAACAAAGATATGAAAGTCGCCGCTGGTCACTACAAGTTCGTTTGCGGCCCGCCACATATCAAGCCAAGTTTCACCTTTGATGGTGGTTTCAACCTTTTTATCGTTGAAGTTTTTATCCCAATAGTTGAAAACAACCTTGCGACCGACTTGGTTTTTCAACGGAACCTTGTCTTCAATGTCAGTAACTTCGTGAATGCTCCAAACAGTGGAGAAACCTTCACGATCTTGAACCGCACGGAAGGCATCAATCTTGGCGAAAAGTTCAGTGTCGGTCATGTCTCTCTCCTTGCTGACTACAGACTATGTATATAGTGATTCGGTTGGAATGTCAATAGGATATTTTTTTGTATGCAGCATATCTATTTCCAAGGGGACTGTCAAAATCAGTCAAAAATAGATATTGCTCAAACTGATGCTGTTCGCACATAAATGTGGTTTTTTCACCCACGATGCGAATACGGAGTGACTTCTTCCAAAACTGACGATTTCCAGTAATCGGACACCTATGAAATGGATTCAGACAAAAGACTTCTTTTGTTGTGTATTTTTTATGCTTGATCTTGGCGTAAAAGAAGTCTTGGATGAACTCCACATAACTTGGAACTGCTGGCGAATATCCCATATTAGACTACCTCGTATCCAGTTCCAATCAATCCGTTGATGAGGCTTCGCTTCTTTTCGTATCCAACAACTTCAACCAATGCAATCTGCGACAGGTCGGCGGCATCGGTCACGTCCTTTGCTTGCTTCAGGCCATAGCCACTTGCTGCGCGAATCTCTTTGATTGCGTTGATTTTCTGATACTGCCCCGTGAAGTTTGGATTTTTCCGAACATACACGTTCACTGGAAGATTGTCATCCTCAATGAAAAGTGTCATCAAAATGTCATCGCGAAGTTCTGGATCGAATGCGTCCAGCATCGCAAAAACTTTGTCTTGTCCCAAACTTCCCAATTCGGACTCAATGGACCGAATGAAGTTGATGGCGGTGTGAATCACATTTTCAGAGAACTTCGGCATTTACAATCAATCCTTCTTCTACAATACGTTTTGCTTCTTTGATTTGTTTCAGAGCTTCAACAATAGGGTAGTAATACATCGGAAACTCTTTTTTGCGAGACTCATAATGAGCCATCATTTTTTCTCGTTCAGCGATAATCGTGTCAAAATCTTCACTCCAAGCAGAAACCATAGTTTCATAAAAACCATCTTTCACACCGAGTCCAAGACTTTCGGCTTGTTCTTTGATGCAACGCTGAATGTATAGCGGGTGGGTGTGAGGATGAACTTCAACCTTGGTGACGAAGTAAGTAATGTCTTTGCCGCTATTGACTGCGCCACGTTCAGCTTTCAGGAGATAGGTCCAAGTCGTCATGTTCATCATCCTCTTGATTACAGAATGACTATATAACGATTCGTTTCTCTTGTCAACAAAAAAGACCCCGAAGGGTCTTTTTATGTTTTATACCTACAGTTATCATTATGCCATCGCGCAATACTCGACTTATTACTAACATGGCCACATACGGTGCAAGTATGCTTTTCGGATTGCCGTGCACGATACTCTGGGTCTTCCCATAGCTTCTTAAATTGATTTTTTGACCTTTCGGATTGCAGTGCTCGGTATTCTGGGTCTTCCCATCGCTTCTTGGCTTTCTGTCTAGACTTTTCGGATTGCTTTGCACGATACTCTGGGTCTTTCCATTGCTGTCTACACTTTTCGGATTGTTGTGCTCGGTATTCTGGGTCTTTCCACTGATTTTTTGACCTTTCGGATTGCTGTGCTCGGTATTGTGGGTCTTCCCATAGCTTCTTAAATTGATTTTTTGACCTTTCGGATTGCTGTGCTCGGTATTGTGGGTCTTCCCATAGCTTCTTAAATTGATTTTTTGACCTTTCGGATTGCTGTGCTCGGTATTGTGGGTCTTCCCATTTCTTTTTGACTTGCTGTCTAAACTTTTCGGATTGCTGTGCTCGGTATTGTGGGTTTTCCCATTGCTTCTTTGTTAAATCGGATTTCATTTCACGATACTCTGGGTCTTTCCATAACTTCTTTACCGATACCGATTGCTTTGCACGAAAATCCGGGTCGCTCCATTGCTTCTTTGACTTTTCGGATTGCCGTGCACGATACTCTGGGTCTTCCCATAACTTCTTCAATTGCTGTTTCGACCTTTCAGATTTCTGTGCTCGGTATTCTGGGTCTTCCCATCGCTTCTTCATTTGTTCAGACATCTGCTCAGATTGCATTAAACGATATTCTGGATCGTCCCACATATATGGGTATTCGTTAGCGTTCATATTATAATACTGTTGCCATCGTTTTTCTTTACGATTTTTTAGAAGTTTTGTTTCCAACGCAATCATATCGTCATTTGACCCAGTGGCAATTATTCTTCTGGTCACTCCCCTCGGAATGGCGTTTTTTGTAAAAGATTCAAACACCGTAGAGGAATGCGTATAGTCATCATCTGGATGACCTTTGTGATAGCCAAGGTAATACATGTAAGGTTTTGTTCTGGCGTCTTGCCAAAGGTACACGAATGCGGGGTGTTCCATATTATTTTTTCCCATGCTATCTCCTATTTACAATACAAACAAAAATACAACATTTTTCTTATCGTGTCAATAAAAAAAGACCCCGAAGGGTCTTTTTATGTTCTGCCATAAAATGCAGTTTCTCCAATATGGTTAGCATCAAACAGATACCATGCCGCATTATCCTTACCGACTGATGTCGATCCTTCTATCCACTTGACGCGACCAACAGAAACAATCTTTTCGCACCAGGGCATATATGGAATGCTCTGCATCGTATGCATCCAGTCAGCATCAAACAATAGCCAAGTTGGTTTTATCATCGCAAATCGTTCAATTAGTGGATGAAGCAACTTTCTATCCCAAGGTGGATTTGTTATGATATAATCAACGGTTTCTGGTATGACTGCCTCTAATGCATCGCCAACCATAATCCAATCTTCCTGCGGATCAACGTCACACATAAAAGTAGCAACGCCGCCATTGTTTGTTAGTTTTGCAATATGTTGAATTAGCCTTCCATCTCCAGCACAAGGTTCCGCAAAGGTGAATGTGTCTGGTAAATGCGTAACCAAAGGTTCTATCGCTTTCAATGGAGTTTGATAATAATCCCTTTCGTTTCTTACAAAATCTGATCGTTTTCCCATAATACACTCCATCCGTTCGCAGTCTTTTGCGTTTTGTTTATTATTGTCCAAATACGTTTATGATTTAATCCGTATTTGAGGCATAGTTCATTTCTCGAACATATTTCTATTCCATATTTATCATGAACAAACGTATAAATCTTAGTATCGTGATTTCGTTTTGCAGATTTATTCCAATTTTTACTCATCTTTGATCTTACATCAGTAGTATGATTTTTTCCATAGTATGGATTATTCGCTCCAAGATTTATTTCTTTCTTATGGGTTGCCATTTGTATTCTTGATATTTCGTATGTTCTTGAAAACATTGGGCGTTTACCATCGTGTCCTACATGCATAAGGAAAAAAGCAGACCACATTTTTCCTTTATCATTTTTGTTTTCTACCATTTTGGTCAATAGATGATGAGCAACAAAGTGCTCTTTGGCGGTAAGCAACACTATATTTTCATAATCAGTTCCGCCAAGGCTCTTTGGAATTATGTGGTGTTTTTCCATATATATTTCTACATTATTTCTGTTCTTGGCATTCTCAATTAATTTAAAATACCACTTAGTATATTTATTATCAATAAACATATAAATCTCCTTACATGTCTATTTAGTATAAATCTCGGACAATCGGGTAATAATCACGGAAATCACTTCTTTTTCCCATTAGAAATCCTTCTAAGTTATACTAAGTGATTTTATTTATGAAAAAATCTGGACCACTTTCGCAGTCCAGATTCCAATCTACCTTCAGTTTTTACATAATTACAAGGAGAAACCGCTGAAGGTATTTTTATCTACGTCTTGCTTTACTGCACCGATAGTGTAAGAACTTAGTTCAACTTCTTGTGGTGCAACCTGAACTTCTGCCCCCGCAATCCACTTTTGTGTCCAAGGTAGTGGGTTTGACTGAGAAACAGTGTATGGGCATTTTAGGTTTACCGCTTGCATACGCTTACATGCGATCCACTCAATGTAGTCGTTCAATAGCTTGACGTTTAGACCGATCATTGAACCATCTTTAAATAGGTATTCTGCCCACTTCTTTTCTTGTTCAACCGCATCGACAAACATATGAATGCATTCTTCTTCAACTTCTTGTGCGATCTTGATGTAATCTGGATCGTCCTTTGGTAGAAGTTTTAGTAGAGTCTGAGTTGATGCAAGGTGTAGGTTTTCATCACGAGCAATTAGCTTGATGATCTTTGCATTGCCTTCCATCTTCTTGAGTTCTGCAAATGCCCAAGAACAAGCGAATGAAACATAGAAGCGAACACCTTCCAAAATGTTTACACTCATAAGTGTTTTGTAAAGAGATTTTTTAATCTCATATGGATCAATCACAATTTCTTTGCCGTTTACGGTATGTGTTCCAGCACCCAATAGATTGAAATATGCAGATTGTTCAATCAACTCATCATAGTTACGAGAAATATCATCTGCGCAATCCATGATTTCCTGAATGTCCATCATTTCATCAAACACCTTTGATGGGTCTGCATAGATATTACGAATGATATGAGTATATGAACGTGAGTGAATAGTTTCGGAGAAGGTCCAAGTTTGAATCCATGCTTCCAATTCTGGAATGGAAACAAGTGGACCAAATGCTTCAACTGGAGCACGTCCCTGAACAGAGTCAAGCAAAATCTGACGCTTTAGGTTGGACGTAAAGATGTGCTTCTCGTGGTCGGTGAGTTGCTTGAAATCGTTTGCATCTTTGATTACGTCAATTTCTTCTGGACGCCAGAAGAAACCAAGCTGCTTATCAGTGAGTTTGTCAAACTGTTTGTATTTCAGCATATCGTAACGCTGAATAGTAACCCCACCACTTGGGTCCATAAACGCAAGTGTTTTGGTGTGGTCGGCTTTGTTTTTCGAGTCAAATACTGACATTTTTTCTCTCTCTCTTTTTATTTTAAATTACACAACTATCGCAATCTTCTGCCTCTATATCAGACAATTGCTCTTCTTGCATTAGTTTTCCTACGTCAACTTCGCCTTGGCCATCGTAAGTATTGAAGTAGTATAGCTGCTTTCCGCCATACTTATAGAACATGAGTAGATGCTGTAGCATCACCGACATTGGTATTTTTTCATCTTCAAAGTAAACGGGGTTGTATGATGTGTTTACGGAAATACCTTGGTCAATATATTTCTGCAAAACTGCACAAATCTTCAAATAACCTTCTGGTGATTTCTGATCCCATAGAAGTTCATACTTATTCTTTAGTTTATGAATACCTGGAACAACTTGCTTCAATACCCCATGCTTTGACTGCTTTACAGAAACAAGTGAACGTGGCGGCTCAATTCCATTCGTTGAGTTTGAAATTTGTGCCGATGTTTCTGCTGGCATAAGTGCCATAAGGGTTGAATTGCGAATACCGTAAGTTTTCAAATCTTCGCGGAGTGATACCCAATCCATACGCTCTTGATATGGAACAAGTTCGTCAACCTCTATCTTGCGGGTATCCATTGGAACGATACCAAGACCGTAGCGAGTTTCGTTGGTGCCTTCACATGGTCCTTGTTCTTTTGCCAGTTCAACAGACGCCTTGATTAGATAGTATGACCATGCTTCTGCCCACTCGTCAACCATTTCCAAGTTTGGGTTGCTGTAAGTCATATCATTCTTCGCCATCCAATATGCAAAGTTGATAATACCAACACCAATTGGGCGGCGCTTCATAGTAGAAAGCTGTGCCGCAAGGACTGGATAATTCTGGTAAGATAGCAATGCGTCAATGCCGCGAACCGCCAAACGACAAATACGTTCAAAATCGGAAAGAGTTTTGATTACGCCCCAATTTACCGCAGACAATGTGCAAAGTGAAATTTCACCATTTGGATCATTGAAGTCCGTCAATGGCTTTGTTGGTAGGTCAATCTCTTGGCAAAGGTTACTTTGACGAATTGGTGCAACTTCTGGCAAGAATGAACCATGAGAGTTTACATGGTCTACGTTTTGTAGATAGATGCGACCAGTATTTTTACGTTCGTTCATAAACGAAGAAAACAGTTCAATTGCTGGAACTACTTTCTTACGTATCTTGTTTGAACGCTCTGCCTTTTCATATAGTTCTTTGAACTTATCTTGGTCAGCAAAGAACGCTTCATACAACCCAGGAACATCACTCGGAGAGAATAAAGTAATATTTCCTCCAGTCAATAGGCGCTCATACATCAACTTGTTGAACTGAACACTGTAGTCAAGGTGACGAACTCGGTTTTCTTCGGTTCCTTTGTTGTTCTTGAGAACTAATAGGTCTTCAACTTCCAAATGCCAAATTGGATAGTGTAGTGTTGCAGCACCGCCTCTTACCCCACCTTGTGAGCAAGATTTGACCGCAGCTTGAAATAGTTTATAGAATGGAATGACACCAGTATGTGATGCATCGCCATTGCGAATTGGAGAGTTGATTGCACGAATACTACCAGCGCCAATACCAATGCCAGCCTTTTGTGAAACATACTTCACCACTGCACTGGATGTGGCATTGATTGAATCCAAAGAGTCATCCGTTTCAATAACAACACAAGAACTGAATTGACGCTGTGGAGTTCTGACCCCCGCCATGATTGGGGTTGGAAGAGAAATTTCAAATAGACTGATTGAGTCGTAGTAATCTTTTACCCACTTTAGACGCTCACTCTGTTCATATTCGCTGAACAGAGTTGCAGCGATAAGAATGTATGCGACCTGTGGGGTTTCAAATAGTTGTTTGGTGACTCGGTTTTGGACTAGATATTTGCCACGAAACTGTTCCATTCCGACATATGAAATGGTAAAGTCACGGTCATGCTTGATGAAGCCGTTGATTTTTTCCCATTCTTCTTCTGTGTAGGAAGTAAGCAATGCTGGATCATAGAAGCCTTTTTCTACGTTTCGTTTTACAATGTCTAGGATATGCCAAGGAGTAAAATCGCCATACACTTCTTTGCGAATGTGATAGTTGATTAGGTTTCCTGCCACCCATTGATAATTTGGGGTGTCTTCTGTAATCAAGTCTGCGGCAGACTTGATTAGTGTTTCTTGAATTTCAGAACTTGAAATTCCATTAAAGAATTGAATGTGTGATTTGATTTCTACTTCACTTGGTGATACGCCATTGATGCCTTCGCAAGCGGCGAATACAACTCGGTGCATCTTTTCAAGATCAATAGGTTCTTTACGTCCGTCTCTTTTTGTTATTAATATATTGCTCATCATGTTCCTTTACTCCGAAAAAACAGTAAGATATTTAGACTCAATTTTGAGATTTTAATATCTGTTGTTTATTTCGGCATCTTCCATACCAGCGACTCGCAATTTGACGATGTTGGTAAGTTGATAATGTTTAATTTCGAAAGATTTGGTTATACCTAGATATTGATTTCTAACGTATGCAATTTGGTTTGCAACTTCGCTGATGGCGACTACCTCGTCTTCGCCATCAGCATACTTTTCTGCATCCCTACTACTCAAAACTTTATTGTAGTTTTCTAGATATTTTCTAAAATACTCACTACGTTTCTTTCGTAGTTGTATGTTGATATGTTCCAAAATGGCTTCAATCTCTTGTAGCTGTGCGAACCTAATTTCAACATATGCTGGTAGTTGCGTTGCGTTTTTTTCTACGTTACCGAAGATTTTGACTTCTTTTCGGGCTTCAATAAGTTCCTTCTCAAAGTGTTCTAAGCAATCTGGTATTTTAGACCAGTCCTTTGCCACTTCACTGAACCAATTCATTCGTCCCAATCTTCTTCCTCATCTTCTGCTTCTGCGAAATGCCGTGTATGGGCAGTTTCCAAAACTTTATTATCATCAATCATATCATAGAACTCTTCCTCTGTAAAGCCTAATTCATCACAAAGACGAACTAATGCTTCCGCAGCGGTAAGACGTTCTTTCGCTGGAATGTATGATGAAAGTGTTGCCCAGATATCTGCAACATCAATTGGACCAATAGATGCCATTTTATTTACTCCTTAGTCTTGTTGTGGGTCTTCGGTTGGAGGCTCAAGTTCATTTTCTTCTGCGTCAATGTTCTTGTTATTCCATTCTTTCATGATTATGTCAAGTTTTTCGTCAGTCCAGTTCTTACGGAACTCTGAAATTACTTCGCCCGTTGAATTTGAAGTATATGCTAGTTTGTTACCAACTTTCTTTAGAAGACCTTTTGCTTCAAAGAAATCCAACAGTCCAGAGTATGGAGACATACCAGTGTCATATGGAATCTTTACTTGCACACCTTCAAATGGTTTAGCATATCGGGTTTTCATGACCTTACATGATGAACGAATGCCACGAACCTCGGAAATCTTGTTGCCATCTTCGTCTTCTTTTAGCTTTAGCTTGCGCATGGCGATAACGATAGAAGATGCATAGATGAACCCTTGACCGCCAGAGATTTTGTCGTCTGGATCGAACATATCTTGTGATGCATAGGTATGGTTTGTTGCAATCATACCAATGTTATATTCACCAAACATGTTCACTGAGTTTCGGACCAATGCTGCCAACGCCTTTGGCTTACGACCCATGTCGCCCTTCATATCCCCCTTGTTGAACTGGTCAACGTCAGTTGGAGTTAGAAGCATACCAAGAGAGTCAATAACAAACAATACCTTTGGGCGTTCTTCGTCTGGTTTGTCTGCGTATTCAGCTTTGTAATCTTTCATAAAGTCAGAAATGATTTTAGCCACATCGTCAATCATTGCTACGTTTAGTTTTAGTAGTTTTTCTGGTTCGGTGCTTACACCCAACGCATGTAGCCAAGATTCGTCAAGTGCGTTTTCGCTGTCAATAAGAACTACGAAAATACCTTGGTCTTGAGCATTTTTTACAATGTTGCCCGATGCGATATATGACTTGCCAGCGCCAGATTCGCCAGCAAGCACGGTGACTTTTCCAAGAGGAATACCCTTGTAAAAATCACCAGAAATTAGTTTGTTCAGACAGTAGTTTCCTGTAGAAATCCATGTATCTGGGTCACGAAAACCAACGCTCATTCCTGGGACTGATTTTGTGATGCTTTTTCTAAATTTAGATACGTCAAATGCTTTTACCATGATGGTCCTTTCAAATAAAGAAAGGAGCGGCAATATGTGCCGTAGTGTTGGCTTGCCGCTCCAAGTTCAGATACAGTTGTCTTAGTCTGCCTTGCGCTGACGGATCATTGCAAGGATATCAGATGCATCCTGTTTTGGCTTCGCTGGTGAAGAAACGGAAGCAGCTTTTTGTTTTACCTCGGCTTCTTCATTTGAATCAAAAGGGATGTCGTCATCCACTGGTGCTGGTGCTGATGCCTTCTTAGAAGGTGCAGCCGCCTGACCATTAGAGCCAGCACTATTGCTGGTAGATTTTGGATTGAACTCACCAAGATCAATGCCGTATGGACGATAGAAGTTCGCCCAACGTTCTGGATCATAAAGTTCACCATCAACTGATGCTTCAAACATTTCCACCATGGCGGAAAGTTCTTCTGCATTTGGCTTCTTTGGCATGAAGTCATTTAGATCGCTTAGACCGTATTGCTCAATTGCTGCACGTTCTAGTTCGTTCAGTGAACGTTCCTTACGCGCCCAGTTTGAGGTTCCATAGTCCGCATACTGACCATTTTGGGTTTTGATCAGACGGAAGTCAGTGCCAGCATCGTAATCAGTTGGGACTGTTTCCATATCTGGGTCCATCAGTGCGCCCTTCAGAATTTTGAAAATCTGTGGGGAAATGATGAAACGGCGGATTGGGTTTTCTGGTGCATCCTTTTCATCAATAGGATTGGTGACAACAAAGCCTTGGAAAATGTATGAACGCTTCTTCCAATACTGACTTGCCAGTTTTTCCATTGATGGGTCTTTATACCAAGGACGAATTTCCGCGTGAATAGGGCATTGGTCGCCCCACATTTCAACACAAGGAACTTGAATCGTGATTGGCTTGCTTTCAGCAATGCCTTTGATTCCAGAAAATGGTAGCTTGATGATTTGACGCTCACGCCAGAAAAAGTCGTTGGTCGCGTCTGCATCGGGGAGGAAACGCACAACCGCAGTGCTGTCAACTTCCATATTCCAAAATGGATATAGAGCGTTTGAACCTTGTGATTGGTTTGCGTTATTTTCTGCTTTTTTGTCTTGTGCCAAAAGTTTCGCACGGATTTCTGCTAGTGTAGCCATAATATATTTCTCCTGTTAGTTAGATATTAGCTAGATATTAGATTTTATGTTAGTTAGATATTAGGTTTTCTCAACACATCTCATAACAACATGTGTCCATATTACTTATCTTTTGAACAAAAGTCAAGCCCTAAATGCTTGATTTTGAACAAAAAAATGAGGCGACCGAAGCCACCTCATTTTCATTCGTCCAAGAGGGCCATTTACTCCATTGAATGAACGGCGTCTGCTAGTGATAGGAACAATTCATCTGGTTCGCCAGATAGTGTTGCTCCGTTGCGATACAACCCATATTCACCAGTTTGTGTTTCAATGACCTCAAACTCTTTGCCATCTGGGGTTTCTACCTCAAAACGAAGGCCACCTTCGCCACCAGCAATTTTTGAAACATAGATTGAGTATCCTTCTTTACGAAGGTCACTTACATATGATTGATAGTCTGTGTGTTCGCCAAGAGGATGTTTGTCACCCTGTTCGGCGTCAACAATATGACCATCCTTTAGGGTTACTTCCATCCAACCATTTGGCGAAATGTATTTCAATGGTTTCCAAGTAGAACGTCTTCCTTTTACAGTGCCATCTTCTACTCTGCCAATCAACTTATCTGTGATAGGTAGAGCACTTCTTGGTGGCAGAACACGCTTTCCATTGTGAAGTTTCTTACTCAACAAGTCTTTCAATATTTCGTCGGCATGTTGAAGAACAACCTGTTTTGCTTCTTCCGCAGAAGTTGCCAATACTGGATATGGACGTGGAGACCAATCCGCATACTTATTACGGTAATAGTTGTTCCAAATAGTGACTTCCCATACTTGTAGGTCGGAAGATGTGTCATCACCTTCTGCTTCGTTGGTTGCTTTTTTCTTTGAAGTTTTCATTGAATCTTTGGTAGATTTCATGATAGCCTTGCGAGAATCCATCTTTTCCTTGCGCTTGTTAGCAACATCCATCCATAACGAATGACTATGGAAGTTTCTACGTGAAGCGTTCTTGATTCTATTTGCGTCTGTCACACCAGCCTGACGTTTTTTTACGTCATCCTTTGCGGCATCTAAATAACGATTCTTCATATCGTCCGAAATCTCATCGATCTGTTCTGCTTCATCAATACCAAATTCTTCAAAGACCGAATACTTTGACAATGACTCTTTTAGCATCTTGTCAAACTTCTTGTCAAGTGATTCTGCTACTTCGGCTGGCTTGTCAATCTTGGATAGTTTCAAGAAATAGGTAGCAAGTTGCATTTCTGGTTTGGTGATTGATTTTGGGTTTGTTTCTAACTTTTCTGACATATCATTCAAGAATAGAGAAATAACCGCAGCACGGTCGTGTCCTTTGTTCTTACGGCGATGGTCTTCCGTTGTATCAACATCGACACGTGATGCCAAATCTTGGAAGGTAGAAGCCATCTTTGCGTATTGAGATTGTGGAGTGTCTTTATACTGCTGTTTGATTTTGTCAAAGTCGTATGACCCACCCGCAGAGAATGAAATTTTGTTTAGCTTCTCACCATTCTCATCTTTAGCAGAAATGATCTGCATGATGTTCTGCACCTGACCATCACGGTTGGAGCGATATTCTTCTTCGTTCACACGATGAACAAGTGGCAGAATGTCTTTCAAAGATTCTTCAAATGTTGATTTGGTGAACTTTGAAATGTATGAGTTGATTACGTCTTCTGTTATTTCTTCTTGCTGTTCGGTTTCATTCAACGCCAGAGATTCAACAAACGAAGTGTATCCACGGGAGGTTGACAGTTTAGAAATGGTTTCTTTGATTTGACCAATCTTTTTCTTTACGTTGAAAACCACATCACGGTTTGCTTCGTTGATTAGACCTTGCTTAGAAACAATGCCCATAAACTCTTTTAGTTTGTATAGGTTTTCACTCATTTCAACAATAGCTGAACCAGTGGTATCCATAGGGTTTCCGCCAGATGAAACGTGGCGAGCCATAGCGCGAGCACCAGACAAATGCTTGAATGGATATTTGAAACGTTCACCCGCATTGTTTTCGATGAAGATTGCAGAAATATTACGTGAACGAGACCCACGCTGTTCTTCATTGACTGGCGCACGGTGTCTTACGATTATTTTTGCATTTTCTAATGTCTGTCTACTTGTTCGGCTGGAACCCTCTAATGGGCTAATACTTTCAAATACATCGTCCACATTCTGCTCCTTATTTTGTTCTATTTTATAGCCATAATGACGAGGTTCAATACGCTTTCCAAAAGTTCTAATATCAAAGTCAAGAATGTTTCGTCTTGCCAACAATTTCATGTTTTTTGATATTTTGGATACGGTTGGGTCTTCAAGTGATACGTTTTCACCCATATGAAACTTTATTTCGCCAGTGCTGTCATCAAGAAAAACCATAATGTTTGGGTCTTCAACATAGAAATAACGTGCAGTAGTTGGGTCCGCGACACTCTTTCCGTTTTTATCATCAAACATTTGAACTTGAAGTCCATTCCCACGAATAAACTTCATTATCTTCTCTGCGATTACATTCATATTTACAGCCATAGTATGTGTTCCTTATTGTATGATAGTATTTATCTTTAGAATACTACTGGCAGCGGGTCAAGTTCATAGCTGTCATCGTCAAGTGTTTCGCCTAATAAGTTTTCATACTTTTCATCAAAACGAGATATGACCTGAACTTGTCTTACGCACAGCATGGTCGCACTTACCAAGTCATCGTTTTCGCCAAGTTTGGCTTCATAGCTTTTGCCACTTGCGATAAACGTTTTGAACTCTCGTATCAAGTTTTTACTCTTTGGATGCATCTTATCCGATTCAACCCATGCCTTCAACTTCATACATGATGTAATCTTTGAGCGATGAGTTGTGGTAAATCCTTTTCTTACTGCCCGTTTTGCGCCAGCCTTCTTTGGTTCATGTAAAAACTCACCAGGAAATAGTTCTTCGCCCATTTCTTCTATAACGATAATGGCAGCTTCACCAAGACTATTATTCTCAACGCTCCAATAAATCTCTGGTTGTTTAGCACCAAGTTCTTTTTGAGTAGAATAAATCTCTTTTAGAATTTCATGAAGTATTCGGACTTGACCTCTTACATCAGTTTTGTTATGTTGCCATTCGGCAACTTGACGCATCTCTGGCAGACTCCAAACTTCAATCGCAGCAAAGTCTCCCCCAGTTCCCATACTTGGGTCTAGTCCGACCACATATGATACATCCTTCTTGATACTATCGTACCAACGAATTTGGCCTGTTTTTCTAAGTGGTTCAGCACCTTGTAATGTAGCCAATTTCAAACTTGAAATGAGGGTTTCTTCTGCGGAAATAAATTCGCATCGGTGTTCGCGTCTAAAACGCTCTTCACCGACACGACCTTGTTCTTCTTTCGCCCATTGTTCGTCTCTGTCGGGATGCTTATCCCATGTTGATAGATATGGTCGGAATCCATTCACGCCAATTTCGGTTTCGTTTCCATACTCGTCGACTCTTTTGTTTGCCCCTTGCCATATATGTGCAAATTGGTCATCGTCTAAGTTTGGAGTAGAGGTGATGATAGCTTTACCGCCAGTGGCAAGAGTAGGAGAGATAGAAGTCCAGAACTCTGTTGCAATAGATGGTCTAACGAATGCAAATTCGTCGCAATATAGTAGAGAAATAGCCAAACCACGGCCAGTGTTTTCTGTGGTAGCTTGTGCAATGATACGAGAACCATTGTCAAATTCAATAGAACCCTTGTTGTATGACACAACTCCTGGGCGAATGAAATCTGGACATAATTCGTAAGCATAACGAATACGGTGCATGATTTCTAACGCACCAGAACCTTTGTGTGCAGCAATGAGAATGGTTTGGTCAGGCTTGAACATTGCATACCACAACAAATATCCAGCGGCAGTGGTTGACTTGCCCATCTGTCTGCCCAACATTGATATAGAATAACGATAGTTGTGGTATGAATTTACGAGTTCAACCTGATAATCATATGCAGAATATATCAAACTTCCTTTTGTTGGATGCTGAATATAAAAATAGTTGTTCAAAAAGTAATGCGGGTCATCCATACATTTACTGAACTCCAACAACTCATTATTTGTAAATTCAGTTTTTTCGTATGCTTTTTTCGTAAGGTCGGCCATATTATCCCTTGATTATACTTGACAATTTGAGAATTTGCTGCAATGATTCATTGTAAATCATCTGTCGTGTGAATATGTTTGCCGCAGTTTTTTCGTCAAACGATGTTTCGCTATCTGGTTTATAGTCATCTTCCAACAGAGGTGACATACGATCCCATACTTCTTTTTCTTCATCGCTCAAATTATACTTTAGATATTCGTCAACGTTGTATGTGTCAAAATCACTGAACCATCCACCGTATGACCCTTTAGCTTTCTCAAAGAAGTATTTGTCATCGTTATAGTCATCTCCATCTTCGTCCATAACAGAAACGATACCATCAATGAAATCACGAAGTCTCATTTTAGCAAGAACTTCTCCATTGTCATCTTCGGCAAACCATAGATTTGCAGATGGAAACCCACCATACAATGCGCTGAATAGAATATCTTTCATAGCCTTCATATCTTCGTCTGAAGGTGCAGTGGCCAACACGCTTGCTTCAATCATGGCTTTACGCATATCCTCATCATATTTACTTTTTGGCATATCTTCTGCCATTGCTTTGAGTGTTCTATATTCGTTTACATCACCGTCAATCCCTAAGTCTCTTGCGATTTTTTGCAAATCTTTTTCAGTCAAGTATCTTAGAACTTCTTCGTAATCGTCAATAGATGGCTTGAAGTTTTCAGCGGCGGCTTCCTTGTCAACAAAACGATCAGAAAAGTCACCGTCCTTTATGCTTTCTTGAATATCCGCAAACTTTTCTAACATATCAAAACCAACATCTCTGGCAAAGCGAGACATGTCTCTCCATGTTTCAAGAACAACTTCCTTTTCTTCGGTTCTAACTTCATATATACTTGGAAAGTCAAGATCAGAAATAATATTACCCAACTGTTTTGGGTTCTTTTTCAGATAATCAACCAGACCTTCTGCGCCATTTCCATCCCCAGACATAACTTTACGGCGACTACTGTCTACATATAGGTCACGATGAAGTTCAACGATAGCAATACCTTCAAGACCTTGGTATTTTGTGTTTACCATCTTGACCCAATTGTTTACCGCATCCACAAACCCAGGGACGTTTGTTCCATATACTCGGTCTTCAATGCCAAAGTATACTTTTTCGTCTGAACTATATGTGTCATAAAACGGTTTGAGTAGGACACGCCCAGTGGGGTTGTTCAGATTTTTATCGTCGGAAGTAGTGACATAAGCAACCAACGAACCATGTTTTACATCAAGTGGAACATAATGACGATTGATACCATTCTTTAGGTTCATACAACTTGTCCATCCACGGTCGGTTGACATACCAGCAATATCATAAGGGTGACGAGAAATTACAACAATGTATTGGCTTTTGGTTCCTTCACGGCGGCTGTCGTTGTTGAACTGTTGCAGCAAATCATCTCTTTTTAGTTTAGTCAGAACTTTTCCAAGTTTGATACTTTGCTTTTTTTCTTTGTTGTATACAATACCTTTGACATAATCTTGAATTTCAAAACCAGCGTCAGCCAAAACTTTTTGAATCTCTGGGGGTGCCATTACAGATTGAACGTTTCTTGATGGCTTACCGATAGGAATAAAAACGCGATAGCCATTTCTATCATGCTCAAAATTATCATCTTTGAAGATGTCTGCATATCGTTCTTTATCCCAACCTTTTACGATGGCTCGGTATTGACTTGGCTTTAGGGCTTCTTCTATTTTGTTTATTATGTCACGCATCATAATCTCCGATTAGTTTCTTGTATTTATCAATCGGAGAACCATTCATAGTTTATGTCGAAAACTTTATGATGTGTTTTATCATATTCCGTTGTTTCTTCTATGATTTTATTTAAATCTCCTGCATTCAAGTATGTAGCATTATTGTATTTTTTTCTCACAATAGTGCTTGGTGGTGCAATAATGTATTGCTCAATTGTGAAATAATCATCATTGTCTTTTAGTTTGTTTGCCATAAATGAATTTGACGCAAATCTTATACAAGACTGGTGATAATCATTGATATGATGAATCATATCTTCTTTCCATATGGCATATGAGTCCTCAATATAAGAAATAACATTTTCTTGAAAGTCATCTAAATACAATTTTTTCAAACAGTGGGAATTGGTTAAAAACATTTTGTCGTTCACATGCACCATTGGCATTCTTGAAGATATAACATAGTTCATGTTAGTAACGAACATTCTACTATCAAATGCATTAGTCTCTACGAATCTTTGCAAAAACGAGTAATCTATATTATTTTTATAAGTTTGATATAATATGTCAGTTCTCATTACATAAATTGCATCGTATTCGGCGGGTAGCATGGATGCTATTTTATGAATTGATATTATTTGATGAAATAACATCAAAACATTACTAGGATACAAAAAATCTATTTTCAATTTTTTATGTATTTGGTATGCAATTTTATGTTTATCTTCGTCTGTCACAAAATCATAAAATGACCTAAATCCATGAGAACTCACCAAGCGATCAATGACATCAATGTGTTCGTCTTCTATTGGGGCAGTAAAAAATCCAATATCGATTGTTGTTGGGTCGGGAGACACAATATGATTAGTCATTTGCTTCATAACGACAATGTGATTTTCAATTGTTTGCGTTACATATCTAGGTTGTCCAAAATACGCAAACAATATTTTCATGTTTTTCCCCTTGGTTGAAGAATGATTTTCTTTTCCAAATCTGCGACACGCTTCGATAGGTCGGATAGTTCCTTATCTTGTGTGGTATCTTCTTCCTCGCCATGCATCGATGAACGCTGGACAAACTTCAAAATAGCAGCCAAATCGTTTGGTGCTTGAGGGTAATGATTTCTAACTTTGCTTAGTAGACGAGTGGTTTCTGGGTCAAACGGCTCATCAAAAACATCGTCATTTACTTCAGAGTTTTTTTTTGAGTTGATTCAGTCTTGTAGTATCTTGACTTGAAACCAGCTTTATCATACCCAGGCCATGTTTTTCCTGGGTTTTCTTTTTTCCACTTATCTTTGAATTGACGCTGTTCAATATATTCACGGTCTGATTGTTCAGCACCAGCCGCACGATGAATTGCATCTCTTGGACCAAGTAGTGGAGCCTCATTCATTGGCGCTTCTGCTTTTTGAACTTTTGTGATATGAAATTGCTTTGTCCCACCGTATGAGTCTGGACCAAGATATTCACCAACATCAACCATACTTCCAGTAAAGCCAAACACACGATACAACTTGCCGTTGTTGGTTACGAAATCACCTTTTTTGAGTCCACGAGAAACTCGATCCAACTTGTTTGACGCACGTGCCACCCCAGCATAACGGTTGTCTACTTTATTCAGTGGTAGATTTCTATGACCTCTTGCATCAGATGCTTTGTCAATGTAATTAGTCATAGTCTCTGGTGATAGTTCATCCAGTTGTGATTCTTCATTCGTTGGTTTTGATTTGGACCATACACCTGTGTTTCTAAGACGTGAGGTGCTTCCATATTCGACTCTTCCGTTGTCGGAAACAGTAAATAATACGCCATTCAATACATATGCTTCTCTTGGTTTAGAAGAACCGTACCAATCTTTGACGCCGCCAATGTTTTTTGTTTTTGGGTAGTTCTTTAGCCAGTCAATAAACGAATTGACATTATTTCTGGTTTCAGAGTCGCCCCAATACGAAACGATTTTTCCTGGGTCACGATATCGTGAACCATCTCCACGAGTCCAACTTCCTAAGCCTGGAGGATTGTAATCAACCCAATTTTTACGCTCTACATTGGAATTGTAAGCGTTGACAATTTGAGATATCTTACTAACCTTACGGGCTTCGTCTATTTTTTCACTTTTTTTTTGAGCGGATTCGTTCTTTTGAACAGCCTTGGCAATCTTATGTGCTTTTTTTATGGTTGACTTTTTGAGTGGTGGTTCGTCACCAGCCTCTTTTTTGGCAGCAGCCATGCCAACGGCATATGCGTTCTTTGCTTCTTCTAGCTTACTGAACTCTGCAAGTAGAGATTCATAGATATCATCTTCATCTGATGAATACATAAGTGGGTTGTCACCACGTGACGGCTGAACAAACTTCTTTTGACGTGAAATACTGTCGGCAGTTTTCTTTGAGAAATCATCCAAGTCCAAGTCCTGTGGACCAGTTGGTTCATACTCAGCTTCTTCAACTGAATCTACGATCTCTACCGTGCCGCCGCATCCGCAATCAGATTCTGGCTCTGCTTGTGGCTGTGGTTGAGTAGCTTGTGCTTGTGCCAATCCAGCAAGTGTCATTAGACGAACAATCTCATCTGGGTGCTTTGTGCTCACATTGGTTGTGGTTAGTGACTTGCCGTTGTCGTCGGTCACGGTTAGGTTATAATGCTTATCGCCGTTCATTTTTTCTTCTCCCCAGAAATAACAGATTTACTACTGCCTTCTTCAGTTGACATTTGTGGTTGTGCTTTGTCTTTTGGTGGTTTTACACTCAATGCATTTACGACTTCAACAGTGTTTCTTTTTGATAGAGATTTTAGGAATTTTGTTACAAACTCACGGCCATAGTTCTCTCCATTATCCGACTTATCATCGTATGGAGTATCAAGCAACGCTGGCTTGTCTTCTTTCACTTCAATTTCTTCTTGTGGAGACCATCCCTCTGGGTGTATAAGAATGTGAGTGATATTCATAGGTATCAAATCGGATAGTTGCTGTCTCAAAATATCGGCAGCAATTGGATATCCAGTTGTGATATCAATCTTTGAAACTTCTACGTTTTCAACTTCCTTGAAGAAAAGTGGGTTCTTTGAAATAGGTGTCACCGACACACTTGACATTGTTCGTAGGTCATATTTTCCCAAAAATCTTTCAATGCGGTCAACGTCATGTTCATCCAACTTACACGCAAAACGCAGTGTAAACTTGTATTCCTTAGCGGACTCTGCCAGAAATTGCTCAAATTTTTTCATAGGTTAGTCTCCAAATGCATATACTCTTATTTATCATCTTGGAGATTTTTACTCGCAGATGCAATACGGCGCATCAATTCATTACGGTCAATCACAACTGACCCTTCTGATTCTATCTCATTTGAATCTTTGACCTTGTTTTCTTCTTTTTCTATGGCATGGTCAAGTCTTGCTTTTTGCAACTGTAGATTGATCATACGTAGCTTTCGGTCAACTTTACTGTCTTTGGCTTCCATGGCAGTTTTCAACATAACAGCAGCGGTTTCCATAATCTTTGCGCCAGCATGAACTTCTACATTCATGCCAAGAGTAACGAGTTCATCAAATGTTTTCATTGCCTTTTTGTGAATCTCGTCCATATCTCTGTCATGTTCATTCAAATCTCTTACGACTGGCAGTGCCGCATCAATCTTATCGGTTTCTGATAGAGTTTCAGTGAGTGCTTCAATCATATTTGTTGAGGTTTCAATGTCAACTACATCGTCTTCATCATCGGCTGATGGCAAGTTGAATACTTCTTCCAATTTTTTGGTCATTTTATTTTCCTTGGTTTTGGTTTCTTTGTATTCATATATATATCATTTTCATTTATCACTCTAAACTTCATACCTCGTTTTGCCGCCCATTTTACCGCAGCGTCCCATTTTGCAAGATTGATTGCAGTTTGTGCTTGCTGTCCTTTTGTTCTTGCAAGCATAGGGTCTGATTGGTTGGCGGGTTTGATTTCTATAAGTTCTGCATGTTTCTTTTTGTTCTTGTCCATATAAACAACTATGAAATCTGGAATGTATGTAGACATCTTCCCCGTAAGAGGATGAGTATAATTTATTGACACGGGTTCAGATGCCCACGAAATTATGTTTGGGTTGTTGTCACAAAACTGCATAAAGGTCAACTCCCATCCACTTCGGTATGTAGGAGTTCCAACCCCGGCATATTTACTCTCATTGATTACAGTATATTTGCCTTGGGTGTATTTGCTCATAATAGAATGTTTCTATCAAGTATTGACTTTTTTGGTTTTTTCATTACACCCGTGGCGACACCGTTATAGTGAGCCTGAATGTTATCTGAAACACCAAGGTCTGCAAATGTAAAGTATGTTGAAAGGTTATCAACCAATTCTGAAACAGGAATATCAATAGATTTAGATGTCGAAAGTATGTAACCAGCATACTTCTTCGCTTTGGTATCAGTGAAGCCTCTGCGCTTCAATAGTGCTACGATTACATCTATGTCCATAGTTCTTACCTCGGTGCGTTGGTCCTGTTAGATTCGGCAAGAGTTTGAACGCCTTCGGAAATCCAACCTGGTATTGCTTCTGGTTTTGCCTGAGAATCAATGATTATATTTTCAGGTTGCAATGTCATTGTAATAGTTCTAACTTCGGAAGTAGAATAATCGTGGTTAGAAAATGATATTGCAGTAACTAAAGGATTAGATAATGATATCTTATGTTTTATACTATCCTTATAAAGAGAACCAAAATGATAAATGTTTATTTGTGTAAAGTAATGATTTTGTGGTTGTATAACACTACCCTTGTTTTTCAATCCATAATTGGAATGATCGCTTATAGCAGTATTGACTTCTACTGTCTTGTTTGTGTTATTTTTGAAACCATACTCATATATTTGAGAAACCAAATCAAAAATTTTACCATCTACTGTATCATATAACACAATGGTAACTGGTGAAAAGTCAACTCTCTGTGGCACATAAATGCGTTTTCCATATTGGTCATAGCTGGCATTTGTAACATCAATTTGAACTTCTGACACTGTTTTTACACTTCTTGAGTATAAATTAGTTTGATTTCCAGAATTGGTATATAATTCCAAATACCACATGTCTGTCATTTTTGGAGTTGCTTTTATGTCATTTGAGCCAGTCGAATTACCGACCAGCCCAAATCTATGTAGTGCATTTCCACTGCCAACTAAAAAATTACTCATTTACGTTGCTTGTTACTGAGGACCGAAATCGTTTGTTGGGTATATTGATGTATCTGATGTAAATTGTGTTTCGCCCAACAGGCAGTTGTCAAAACGAACAGTCAACGTAATTTGAACTGGATCAGATGAAGTGTAATCGGTCTGCCCGTAATCAACGTTTTGAATAAAGCAGCCCTCTAGTGAAAATACTTCAACTGGGGTTTTGCTATTACCATCCAATGTTTCTACAAACATGTTGAATTTGTAATCGTCTCCAGCTTTGAACCCGCCAGTTGGCGACTTTTGCTGACGGTGGTCCATTTGACGTTGAATTTGACTACCAACCAACTTGGTTAGGTTGTTTGAAATGTCATCTCGTAGGACAACGGTAACTGCTTCCCAGGTGTGCTTACCAGCAATATATGCTTTTGAGTTGTATGAATCTAATACTACTTCTTCGTGGTTTAGTTTTGGACGAGTAACGTTCATGACTTGACGAGTGAATTCATTTGTTACATTGGCACCGCCAAGACCAAATCGTGTAACCCTAACTCTAAAACGATAATTTAGTTTTGGTTGAAGAATACCAGAGCCAGATGTTGAAAATCCAATTGGAACTCCAAAATTTTGTAATGTTGACATGTGTTGTCTCCTGTAAATAATATACAAAGTATTTCTTTGCTATAAGTATTTATCCGAAACCACTATTATTATATGCAGATATTATGTTTCGAATAAAAAAACCCCGCCGAAGCGGGGTTTTTATTATATTATAGTGTTTCGCCAGTGTTACGAATACGTAGTGGAATATAGATAAATTCAACAGATTTTACTGGTTGAATTGCAACATCTACCCACAATTCGTTTCTATCGATACGTGCTGGGGTGTTATTTGTATCATCACACACAACCGCATAATCATATAGACCACGCTGTGAAACAAGTGTAGCACAGAAACGGTCAACCGCAGTTCGTATGTTGTCACGGGTAAATTCATCATTTTGTTCAAATAGGAAACCACGTGATAGTAGGTCCAAATTGTAACGCATGTAGTTTACAAGACGTGCTACGTTGATACGGTCCATTGCTGATGAGAAACCCTGTAGGGTCTTTTGTCCATAAACTACCAATCCTTGATTTGGAAGGTCTGCGATTGGGTTCATACGTGCAGTATACATTACGTCACGCTGTCCTTCTGATAGACGGACTCTTACAAACTCATTGCTTGAATTTACGTATCCAACCTGTGAAGCGTTTGACACAACACCACGTGTTAGACCCGCTGGAGCAAACCATGGGAAGGAAACGTTATCGGAATATGCGATAGTGCGTAGTGCAACCGCCGATGCTGGAATAACAACGTCATTTCCTTTTAGGTCAGTTGATAGACCATGTGGATAATATACGCCAGAATATGAATCGCCAGATAGATTTGCATCCGCCCATGCCTTGATTGCAGTTGTAGTGCCTTCAAGGGTTAGAGGTGCATCACCGATAACAAACGCAATTTCTTTTTTGTCTTTGTTTAGGGTAATCATCTCGTCCATCATCTCTGGGTAACCAGGTGCTGCGATTAGGTTGAAGTAAACTGATTCGGCACGAATACCATCGTTTGCTGCAAGTGCTGATTGCATTGCTTCAACTACCATAGCACGTTGCGCTGCTGCACCAAAGTGCGCTGAACCGTCTGCATTACTTCCTGATACCCATTCCCATGCTCCATCAACATACTTCTTGACGTTGTATGTTGAATAGTCCATATTTACCATTAGAATGTTCTCTGGTAGTAGTTCTGGATTTGCTGCTTTTGGATGAACTGTGCGATTCACAGAGAAACCATCCGCATCAAATGGCTCAACTGGGGAATAGTTACTGAAAATCACACCGTTGGTTGATGTTTGGTCAGCGTTGTCCAGTTTTACCCAAACTTCTTCTGCTTCATTATAGATATAGATTTCTGGATATGGATTTGAATTTGACTTTACCCACATGTCGCCATCTACAAGTGCTGATAGGCCATCTTTTCTTTTTACTGGTTCTGAAGCTCTTAGTTGAAGTTCAGCTTGTGACAGACCGTCTGCGTCTTCGGACCAAGCATATGGAACCCAAGTTAGTTCAGACCCATCATATTCGTTACGTAGGATTTCTATTTTCAAATCAGAGTTGAACCATAGAGTTCCTTCTTCAACAGTTCCATTTGGCTGGACTGATGATGCTTCGTATGATAGATTTTCCCAAACTGATGCAACGATCACAGATTGGTCAAAACCAAAGTCAACGTAGCCGGAGTTGAACTCAATGTTTAGTTCGCGGCCATCAGTTTTTGTGAAACGAATACGGTTTGCACCAACTTTTTCTACTCTTACGTTTGCGCTGTTTAGAGTTGAGTTACCCTGTAACTGAACAATAACATCACTTAGTGAAGCGTTTGAGAAGTTGAAGGTTACACCCTCAATTGTAACTACCGCAGTGATACTTGATACCGATGGGAAAGCACCTGTTGTAATGGTAGTGGTTTGAGCGCCACTATGACGACGAAGTTCAATAAATCCTAGTTCAGAATTGTAACGAGCATATACATCGCCAGAATCAATTAGGTCAACAAGTGCTAGGTCATCACTTGCATAGGTTTCAACTTGTAGCGAAACAAAGCCGCCAACATTTGAACTATACATATTTACTGCTAGGTCAACACCACCACCCTGCTTTGCAAGACGGACATAGGTATCGTTTACCGATAGAGAACCACCATCTGAATTTTGGGTAGGAGCGAATTTTGAGAATTGGAAATCTGGCGAACCGATGTCACCAAGTAGAACCCAGTTTGAACCTATTTTTTTGTAGTATCCAATCTTTTCAGATGACGTTACAACCGCGAAGTCACCGGCTGATCCGAATGTATTGATTGGCTGCGCGAAACCGTCAACGTTTACACTATCAACGTTTCCTGTTCCTGGTTCATCCGATAGAACAAAAGGAGATGTTGCCACCCACTTTGCGCCATCCCATACGAATAGACCGAACTCGGATGACGAAACATCATGCCAGTATGTTCCATTTGCAACTGGACCCGCTGGTTCAACAGTGTTTGACTCTAGCTGTGCAAGGTCAATGTCTGCGCGAATTACATATGCGTTTGATGAAACGCCCAAGTATTGATATGCAGCTAGTAGACCATATTCGTTTAGTTCCGAACCTTGAACCACTGCGCCGCCAACTTCATAGAAAGTTGGTGTTCCAAATGTTGAAACTAGTTCGCGCTGTGAGGCTACAAGATATGCTACGCCCGCATTGGTAGGAATAGTGCCTGATGCAATTGCGGTTCCTGATGCATCAAATTTGTTACTACGAGTAGCAACTACGATTAGAGGTAGGGTTCCTTGGGTCGCTGAAACGTATTGTGCCTCATCAACCACCATTACGGAAACTCCTGGGGATACTAAAGTAGCCATTCTGTCTCTCCTTTATAATTATGAATTGCTAATAGTATTTAGCGAAAAATACAAAAAAGAGACAGAATTTTTATTATGTTGGTAGTTTATGTTACTTCAAAGAAGATATATAGCCCATCAAAGCATTGACGTTGAAGTGCAAATCTTCTAAAGTTCCGTTATTATCAATAGTAAAGTCAGCCATCCACTGTTCAAGACTCATACTTTCTTTCGCCTCTGGTAGCAAAAAGTCAGAACGGTCCACCCAGATAGCATAGTCAAATACACCAGTATTCTTCATGGCATGAAACTCTTTTTTGTTTCGTAGGCCACAATAAATATCGTGCTCTTTGAATATCTCTCTGCCAAGTTTAGCAGGATCGGGAATGTTATAGTCACAAATGGCATTATACCATTCTGCTCTGTGATTGTGTCTGTCGGCGTAACATTCTTCTTCATTCTTATACCCATAGGTATCTTTTAGCATATCAAAAATGAATAGTTTTGAACAGAACTGGCTACTGCTTTCAAAACTATATCCATATTCTCTTGCTAAAATATCACAAACAGTATCCTTGCCATGTCTTCCATGGCCAATAACCAAAAGTTTTGGCTTCACGTATTACTCCATTATTGTTATGTTATCCGATAGTAAATCCAAGCGGAGCGGAACCATCAATGTAGTTGGTAAGGTCCAATTCCAACTTTTCAATCATCGCATCTGCTTCATTTTTCATTTCAACACCATTCAGAGTCACACCACCCGAACCACTTGGCAGGGATGAAAACTTTGAACGTGCTTCACCAATCATTTTCTTGCAATATGCAGTGGCATAATCTCTTACCCACGACTTCAAATAACGGTCTTCAAGAAGTTGGTCATCGCCACGTTCCAAGAATACATGAAGCAATACAACCTCGTCTGCCCGCATACGTCTCATTAGCTTTATCTTGTGCGATGATGGATTCCAGTTGAACCCAATATCGGTAGCCGCAATACGGTTTAGAGATTCACGATATTGCGCAAAGAAGTCGTAGGTTGCGAGTCCACCAATATGGTTGTTCATAAAGAAATATGAGTTTGCATATGCAAGTTCGAATGGGTCCATATCAGGTCCACCAGATATACCATGCCCAAATGAACGGTTCCATATCTGTCTAACTTCTATGATTTCTTCTGGAAGTGTATATTCGTCTACATCTTCCTTGAGTTGAAGTGTGTAGAAATCTTCCTCAACTGCATTTTCTGAACGTTGTCGTATCTTGCCAAGTGCTATGTCCACTGCCAAATCGTAGTGGTCTGGGTCAAGTTCAATATCTATCATTCCGTCACCAAGCAGAAGTTTTATCTGCTTGATGATGTTGTTTCTTACTTTGTTTCGGTCACTCATTATATGCCCTCCAATATGTAGTATTTATCAGAAGACTTTTACAATCACAATCTGGTCACTGAACCTACCATTCATTTTGGTTTCTACGCTCTTGATTGCTTCAAATGCGGCTGGTAGAGCACGGCGAGTGACTTTTTTGAACGGAGCAAGTTGCTCTACTGGCTTACGCAGAGTCTTTTGAACACTCTTGTCTTCGTCAAACCCAACAAGAGAAGCACCTTTGATAGTGAATCCAGCCGCATCTTGGGCAATATAGATTCCAAGTTTCCGCGTCTTCACATTGTAAACCAATGCCGCGACCGCACCAAGAAGATCAATAGGTTTAGCACTCACCAGTTTTGTTTCTTCGTGAGAAACACAATACTTGATACCAGTTACAAGTTTTTCTTTACTCACTGGTTTCTTTTTACGAGGCGCACGATTTACCTTGCCTTCGTTTACAATCATTTCACAAGCATCGAGAACACTTCGGAACAACGCAACGTAAGCATCAATCTCTGCCTTTTTCAGATGATTGTATCCTTCCTTCAACTGCTCATAGTCTGCCTTCTTTTCGGCGGTCATACGAGCGGGCGGATTAGTCAGTTCGATCAACTCATCATACTCTTTCTTGTAGAGTTTCATGATGATGTTGGCATGTAGAGGCTTTGCTTCATTTTTCCGAAGAATTCCAAGAGGATCGAAATCCCGAAGCGATGTTTTTTTGTAGTCAAATCCGTCAATAAACGTTTCAAGTTCCTCGGTCATCGCAAACGCTTTTTCACGTGTCAGTTCCTGAACTGACTGTTTCGGAACATCCTTCTTAGGCTCTTTTTCTTCCTTTTCAACCTTTATAGTTGTGGACTTTGACAGGTATTCTTTGATTTTTCCAATAACATATTCTTTTGCATTTGGAACTGCTGTGTCAGAAACCCCAGGAAGTGTGGACAAGTAATCCTTCATTCCCACATGTTCTTCTGGCATACCCTTGATGAGAGCACGACAATATGAACAAACTGTCATACTTACATATGAATCAGGGACAGAACGAACCGCAGAAATCTCGTCTTTTTTGTATCCTGCCCGCTTCATCCATTCCAGCACCCAAGGCTTTCCTTCCTTCTGAGTGTAGAAATAGTTGTAATAGAACGTAGTGCGAACTCGTTCTTTGTAGTATTGGCTTGCGGGCCAAGATTCGGCATTGTCCCATTCTGGTTCTGGACCAGTAAACTTTTCGTCAACAAACTTTGGTGTCCGAATAGTTTGTTTTTTCTTTTTCGGCATTACGCTACGTGCTACACGGGCCATAGATTTCTCCTAAGAATCTCTTCGACTCATGTATATCACAACCAGTCCATAGAGTCAATAGCTACAAAGTCAGTATTTTTGTCCAACTCTTTCACTCTCGGTAGTATTTCCTCTAACAGAACGTTTATGAGCAAGGCACTTCGGTATCGGTCACTGTTATTTGGCATTGTGCTATGAAGAGTTCTGCCATCATACATCAATACGTCACCCGCATTTGATACAAACTGTTGGCCGTGAGTGACTAAAAGTTCATTATACTCCTGTCGGTTTTCCTCCAAATCTCTAAAGTCTATCATCATTTGATGCGATGATGGAAGAAACGCGGTAGCACCATTTTCAAGTGTGAAGTCATCAAGTGGAATGATTATCTGAACACCAAGTGTCCTGTCAACCGCCGCAAACTCCTCAAAGCGATAAGGGGTATCAATGTGAGCATATAGTTTAGAACTATGCGGGCGAGTTGTGATACAATCCACACAATGAACTGCCCAAGGTCCATCAAAAAACATATCTATTTGTGGAGTCAACATTCTGACGATTGGAAGCCACATTTCCATCGGTGGTTGCTTTGTCCACCACACATCGTATTTTCTATCCCCATCATGCTCTGCATAATAGTTTCCATCCACGCCATTTCCACGATGAATGTTATGAGGATTTCTTGCGAACAGTCTAAACTGTTCAATTGTCATTTGTGGTAGAATATTTGATAATGTCAAATATCCATCGCCTGATACTGAAACCATTTGTAACCTCCTATAAATGATTTATTATATGATAAATACAGTAATAATGCAAGGGGAATGTCATGCCAAGACTTAGTTTATGGAATCCACGAAAAGGTAATGATTACAAATACATTGACAAAATAGTCAAAGCATCATTTGACCATGGTGGAACCGCTATGCTTGTTCATAAGTATATTGGAAGTGGTGACGGAAACGAAACCAATATCCAAGACATGTTATTTATGGAAAACCGCGACCGCAACTATGATGACACCGTATATGAACTAAGAGCGGTATATACCCTTTCCGACCAAGACTTTGACCTATCGCAGTTTGGGCTTTTTCTTGGAACTGACCAACAGATTTTCACCGTTCATCTCAATACTATGGTGGAGATGATTGGAAGAAAAATAATGACGGGAGATGTCATTGAACTCCCGCATATGAGAGATGACTTACTGCTTGATGAAAATGCATCTGCCGTAAACCAATATTGGGTAGTCCAAGAAGCAACAAAAGCAGCAGATGGCTATGACCCAGGTTGGTGGCCACATGTTTGGAGAATACGTTGCAAGCAACTACAAGACACCCAAGAATACTCTGACATTTTTGGAACTGGCGAAAACGCAGATGACTTGAAAAATCTTCTATCAACATACAACAAAGAACTTGAAATCACAGATGCAATTGTAGCAGAAGCAGAAGTAAACGTGCCAGGGCCATATTATGACTGGGACACTCGCAATCTAATGTATGCTGGCGAAGGTGAAAATCCAGACGATTTAGATTGGTCAACCGTATCCAGTGGAACAGGATTTCCAGCAAGTCCAGAAAGTGGAGAGTATTTCTTGAGAGTAGATTATAAACCGCACCGCCTATTTCAATATCGTGACGGCAAGTGGTATAAGATTGAAGATGATAACAGTGGAGCATGGAGAGTAGGAAATCGCCTACATCAGATGCATATAAACAATGAAGACGTATTTACTGCCGACGATGGAACTGTTCAACCATCAAAAGTAAATCTGTCAAAAGCAGTAAAACCAAGGATTGACTAATGGCAACACAAATACACTTTTACGATTCGCAAGTTCGTCGCTACCTTCTTCAGTTTATTCGTATGTTTTCTGGTTTCACTGTGAAAACGGGAAAGACAATGAATGATGGAGTGACAGATTATTACATTCGTGTTCCAGTTCGCTATGGCGATGTTTCTCGCATGGCGGCGTCTATTGTCAAGAACAATAGCGAAAACATCGTGAACTCAGCACCATTTATAGCATGTTATGTTCAATCTCTTGACCTTGACCGCAATCGTATGCAAGACCCTACATATAGAGATACTATTGCAGTGAATGAGAGAAAATATGACGCTGAAAATCACCAATATCTTTCGGTGAAGGGTAATTCATACAACGTAAAAAGAATGATGCCAGTTCCGTATTCAATGGTGATGCAAGTTGACATATGGACTTCCAATACCGACCAAAAGCTACAACTGTTTGAACAAATCGGTGTTCTATTCAATCCATCCCTTGATATACAAACCATAAATAACCCACTTGATTGGTCCAGTATTACAACTGTTGAGATGACAAATGTAACTTGGACAAGTCGTGCCATTCCCGCTGGCTTGGAAGACCAAATTGATATTATGACGTTGACGTTTCAAGTTCCGATATGGATCAACCCACCAGCAATCGTATCAAGGCAGAACCTTGTTCGTAACGTTATAAACAATATGTATATTGAAAATAGTATTTCTGGACTGGACTACGATGGCGATGCGTTTGAGTTCTTTAGTGACTTGAGCAAAGATAGTTGTGTGGTAGTAACGCCAAACAATTATACGATTGACGTATTTGAAGATAATGGACTAGTTTTTATCAGACCATTGGCAAACGGAAACTATGATGCAAATATAACGTGGGCCGAAGTTCTATCAAATTACGGGATATTACACGACAACACCAGTCGCCTAAGATTGAAATGGCATGATGATATTGAGAACTTGGATGAGGATGTTATTGGAACATTGTCATCTACAGATTCACCAAACCTTCTTGTTTTCAATGTGGACAGAGATACGTTGCCAGTAAATACTATTGCGGCTGTAAATAAGATTATAGACCAGACAACCGCTCGTCCTGGGTTCTACGGATTACCGAACCCTGCGTTGGGACAAAGATACTTGTGCGCTGGTGATAGCGTTGGACCCGATTCAGTATGGGGAATAACGGTTGAAACCAACGACATAATAGAATACAATGGAAGTGAATGGGTGGTAAGTTTTGATGCCTCTACATTTACTGGAACTGTATTTGTAACTAACACCTTTACCTTACAACAGTTGAAATTTGTTGATGGTGAATGGCAAGACACCTTCTTGGGTATTTACGAGAGTGGATACTGGAGACTTGAACTATTGGAATAATGAATGCTAAAAGCTGCGGGCGCTTGTATCGTCGCCAAAGATACTAAAAGAATACTACTCCAACAACGCTCATTGGACAGTAGTTATCCACGAACTTGGGGGTTCTGGGGCGGAAAAGTAGAACCAAAAGAAAACGTATCTCAGGGTATGTTGAGAGAAGTTGGTGAAGAAGTCGGCGTTGATATATTAGATTATATTCACAAGATATACCCATACGACCAATATCATTCTCGTGATTCAGAATTTAGCTATTACACGTTTATCGTAGTTGTTCAAAATGAATTTATCCCCAATATAAATGAAGAAACTGGAGGGTATGCTTGGGTAAATGTAAATTATCTACCAAAGCCTCTGCATCCGGGTGCTAAAAGAACACTTTTCAAAAAAAATAAACTATCAGACCTAAAAGATATAATATCCAATCTTTAGAGACAAACTCAGAAGGTAAATACAGTATGGCTAAAGATATTATAGATTTCAAAACAGAAAAGTTCATGTATGAGTGTAGAGAGTTCCTAAAGACTGGGAACGTCTCCGATGACCTACGTTCTGCGATCTATAATTCTACACCAGCCGAAATGGAATCTTTTAGAATAAAGTTGTCGGAAGAAAATAGAAGAATTTTTGATATCGCAATAAATGAAATAGCAAAAATTACTGAAACCGACATAATAAAATTCAAGCAAAAAGTAAATTTACTATGTCAAAATTTACTAGACACATTGGAAACTAATAATGATACATATTCAATACCAGAAATAATAAATCGGTATAGAGATACGATAAATCCAATCAAGGCTTTGTATTATGATTTACAAGAAATAATATTTCTATATGATGGCAAACCAAAAAACCGTCATCATTTGTTTCTAATTGAATTGTTTCGTGATGACCAATATATTGACAAATATATTTTGGCAATTGATAAGGATATAAAACGCCTTGATGATTGCCTGAATAGCATAAACTATTTGAAGTCAGAATATAAAATAACTCTCAATAGTAGCTATGCCACAAAAGTAAAAGAGTTGAGAGTGGAAATGGGACAATGGAGAAAACTTATTCTTCGTTTCCCAGAGTGGATAAAAGAAAATGCGCCTTCCCCAAAAAAGGAAAGCACATTTGATTTTCTAACTAAATGGTTTAGACGAGATAGATAACGAGTGCATTACTGCACTCGTCTAAAATGATAATCTCCATCTACGTCAGTATAGCAGAACCGTGATACGAGTTCAAACCCATTTTCCCGCATGAAGTCTATAACTTCTTCAACCTTTGGTGCACCCTCGTTGTAATTCACATGCTGTGCCTCAAGGATTACATCCTTGGCATTTGCCAGACATTCTTTACCACCACGTAGGATATCTAGTTCTGCGCCCTGAACATCAATCTTAATCAAGTCAGGCTTTGGCAGTTTAGCAGTGACCGTATCAAGCGTCAAGGTAATACGTTGCGTTGCATGGCTTTCGTCATAAAATGGTGTGTTTTCTTTGTAATACGAATTGCCACCTGGGTTTTGTGGGTCTTCATAAAATTTAATCAACTTTCCATCTTCATCGGACAAGACGCCAAGATAATATGGATGACCAGATGCCGCCAAGAACTCACGGGTCGTTTCAGTTGCATCAGCTAAGAAATATTCAGCATTTGGCCAAACTTCCTTTGCTTTTTTAGTCCAATGAAGCAAACTTGCTCCAATATCATAAATCACTTTTGGTTGGATGCCCATATTTTTTAGATATTCTGCGTGTGGGGCAGGAAGCAAGTCGATTTCTGCAATTGTCTGAACGTGGGTTTTTTGAGGTGCTGCTGGTTTTGGAAATTCTCCAACTTTGAACTTTGTATTGCCAATATGATCACAAATGATGGAAGTATCGGCATATAGTTCATACCCAAGACTTCTGGCCTTTGCACAGAAGTAAATATCTTCTGACACTGTGTGCTTATGGTCTATTGCTGATTTATAGACAAAGTGTGGATATTCCATGTTTCGGAAAACTTCGCCTTTGATAAGAGCACACCCAAATCCACATCCAGCAATCTGAACCAATCCCCTGCCTTGGATTTCTTCGTATGGGATATTTACTGTGCCACCCATCCCGCTGTCTTTATATACTTCTAACGTATGAGTATTTGGTATACGCTGAATGTATAACCCAGATACCAATGGGTTATCGGCGTTTAGCATTTTACGAAGTGAATCTCTTGGTAGGACAATATCCGAATCAACAGAGAATAGATAATCGTAATTTTTAGCCCAATCAGCAATAAGGTTGCGGATTTGGTCTACTTGGTATCCGTAGAAGAATTGAAGTTCTGTCGTGTATCCATCTGGAACATCTAAATCATATATGGATTTCATTGTTTCAGTCTCAACGTATTTGTTGGTTGGAACTGCGATAAGGATAGATTTTGTTTTCATCGTTTGCTTTTCTGTTGACAATGAGGCGTTAGCATTTTGTTCTGCACCTCGTATTTTGTAATCATTCAATGGGTTTACATCATTATAGTTCACCATGATTTCTTTGACCGCATAAGGATATGACGCCCGTTCAATTAGTTCATAGAATAGTGGATTGTCTGCGCCAGCCTTCATCCAATCTCCATTTACTCTGAACACATCGCTGTCCAATGTTTCAAGTAACGAACCTCTAAATGTCCGAAGATGCGTGTATGGTATCCCCCAATTGAACTTATGATTGCGATACTCTTTTTTGAGTATTACATCTTTGGGATAGTCTTGTGCTATCAATGGTATATTGTCAGCCAAACTCCACATAGAGCCGTATGTAAAATCGTAACCATCAAAATATAAGTCGTTATAATAATGGAATATTGTGTTGTTGTTTACCAGCCAATCATCGCCATCCAGCATCATAACAATATCGTCATTCTCAACATACAAACTAAACGCTTTGAGTTGATTTGCAATCGCTCCAACGTTCTTTTTATTTTTTAGAACTTTGAACTTGTCTTGTATGTCCAGCGGAAGTTTACTTACCGTTTTAGTTGCAATATCATACGAATTATCGTCGGATGCATCGTCAATCAGAACATGAATATAGTTATCGTATGATTGTTGCGCTACACTCAGAATATGATTTTCGATATAATTCTCTGCGTTCCAGAACGGAGAAACGACAACAATACGGCGTTGTTTTCCACTGCTACGATACTCAGTAATTTGTTCGGCGTTTGTAAATCTACGGCCAAATACACGAGCCACTTTATCATTTATGCGAGACACCGCCTCATATTCGTAAACTGGAAGTGGAACGTTCAGCTTTTTATAAAGGTGCTGCTTCCATTGAAGTGCTACCGTATCCCATCCTGCGATATCTACAACAACATCACAATAGTTCTGTTTTTGTTGGTGCAAGTATGTATTGTTGTATGCCCGTATTACTGTCTGAACAAACTTTTGTGCCTGAGATTGAGCATCAATATGGGGATACAATCCATTCGGAACGGCTGGATAATCTATCTTATAACATGCCATGTCAATGGCAGTTTCTTCTAACGCACCAAAATTTCCAGTGATAATTGGAGTTTTATATAAAAGTGATTCAAGAGATGAAATGCCAAATGTTTCTGGGAAGTCTGGCGGATAAAGCATGAAACTTGCATCTGCAAGTATTTCAGCGATTTCTTGTTGGCTGATGACGCCAGTAAATTTGACATCCATGTCCAGAATGTATTGACTCTTCATCAACTCTCTTACTGTTTTTTCTTGTTCGTCTGGTTCCGCGCCTTCACGAAAACGATAGAACCCACCAATACAAGTCAGTTTTGCGGTTGGAATATTTCTCTTTACTTCTGGCCAAATATTACGAAGAAGCGGAAGCAGTCCTTTTGTGGCAGATGCGTTATATACAAAATGGTTTCTATCTTTCTTTGAAAGGTCAACTTCATCTATATGTTTCACTGCGCCATTTCGTGTTTGCCAAACATATTTCTTCAACACCTCAAACATTCGTTTTGGGCCGTGAGCGCATGTGGTCACATATGAAGTATGCCAATCTGATAGAGTAAATAACTCATTTATCACACCAGAGGTAAGCATGTTTTCAATATGCTCATCACCTTGGCAGAACGTATCGTGCATCCACAAAACTTTGTGTTTAGCATCATTTGCCATTTTTGCATACTGGTGTCCCATGAAAAATGGGAACACTGAACGAGAAGATATGAATACGTCATATGAAGGATGCGAACCTTTATATTCGGTATGGTCTATATGCCTTACTCCATCATAAGTTCCAGATGAAGATTTACTATCATTACAGTTATTATACACATCAACTTGAAATCCAAGTTTTACAAGTTCTTTAGAAATAAGAATGACGGCAGACTCGCTGCCGCCCAACCCTTGTTTAGAAAGGGTTGTGCCATCATAGCACAACCCCAATAAATCAACTATGGCAATTTTCATAGATTACACCTCATTTTTCATATATTATATATGAAAAAATATTGGGTGTCAATCACTTTCCTACTTTTACTTCAACGTATCCTGCTTCGTCGCCAATTTTGTCTTCAATAGCTATGCCGATATATGCAGTCATTCGTGGGTCTGCGTCTTGGTCGTTCCAAGTTACAGCATGTCCGACAACATCAGATGCAACAAGAATGTCACCCTTTTTTACTTTCCCAATTACTTTACACGGAACTCGCCCCTGAAGTGCTATATATGGGTGTGTCGAATCATTACCAGCAGTATCATTCATGCATAGAGCAGGATTTTCAGAAATGACGCCAGCAATTCCAGTTTGTGCAAGTTTCGATGATGCGGTGACTTCTTTACTTCCACCAAATACCATTACGGTTCCATACGTGTATTCTGAATCGGCTGCATATCTTTCTGCCAAGTCAGCGTATCTTGCACGGTATGCAGTTCCATAAATGTCACCAAACTGGTTAGTCAGAGAACCAATATCCGAAGTCGCATTTGAGGTCGGGAGAATATCCCCCGATACCGTAACGTTTGCAAAGTTACCATTTGTTTGAATGTTCCACGATGAACCATTCCAAACCCAAGTGGTGCCAGTTGTAGCATACACATACGTTTGCCCTACTGTTGGACTCGCTGGAAAATTCAATGCCATTATTATCTCCTAATTATATACACTATTTATGCAATAAAACTTTTAGTGTTACCACCATTTGTCATCATTGAAATCCTCTGGGATTGTTTCCATATCTTTCAATGTTCTTGCGGCAAAAATATGCACTCTTTCCCATTCAGCCGCAGTTTTTGCAAAATCAATGACTGTCTGCGCATCCATAAATACGACACTGTTGTCTTGTGCGATCCATCCGAATGGCTGTGTTGAAGCCCACATATAGTCATTTGGTTGTGCTCCGTTTAGCATTGCCATAAATGCCAATTGCGCAGCAGCAGAAATACGCTTTTGGTCTTCTGGACGGCTGTCATACTTTATTTCATTGAACACAAAACCAGACTGGATTCTGCGGTCGCGTTCAGCATTTATCAAGTTTCTTCGTATGTTGCTTTCTGATTGAAGTTCTGCTATAGTTTTGTCTCTTACTATCCATTCTGTTCCTACCCACTCCACTACCTGAGTTGATAGCGAAGTTGGTTGGTCAGGAGCTAAAATATATCCAGCCGCCGATATTTCTTCGTCCGTAAAAGTAGAAGGGTCAGTTCTTGACATTCCGTTTGATAGTCGTATTCTAAACGGCAACTCAGATGGATACGAACCATTTTTTGTATAAAGTTTCATTTTGTCTCCTGTTAGCTTATCTTGTAGGCTTGCCAGCCATCCCACCATATGTTGATTCCAACGCCACCAGCGTGTGTTCCATCAAGACGAGATTGTAAAAAAGCAACCTGTGGTTGGTCCATTGTTATTGTGTGGGAAAACTCACTCCATGTAGTTCCTATGGTTATCGTTTTAGCGACTATAGGTAGGTTTATTCCGCCTGTTCCAGCACCAGCCCAAATACCAGATGAGTTTGCACCAAATATATAAATCTCGCCAGTAGTGGCCACGCTTGCTTTTGCAAGCACTCTTATTTCCCAAGTTTCTCCATTTATAGCGGGTGTTATATTAGATGCTAAAGTGTTATACTTGGCGTTGTGTGGGTCTGCACCAGTTATTGCCATCTTCAGTGGAATTCCACCATACGGCGAATCAGTAACAGTAGTATCGCTACTCAACGTGCAAGCGTTTGCAGTAGTTGAGGTCCAAGCAAAAATGTTGAGGGTGTTTGGAAACTTGTTTGCTGTGTTCAACCATTGTAATGGCCAGTTGTTTCCGAGTCTTGCATTATATTGTTCATTTCGTTTCCATAATCCACTACCGACCGTTGTAGTAGAAGTGTTTGGTTTTCCTATTATATTACCGCCCATTACAAGTTGAACCTTCCTCTAAACGCATTGAAATTTTGTGTTATTTCTGCATCGGTAATACCACGATTATAATACTGCACTATATACATATTTCCATTGAACCACTCGGCAGTAGCAGATATACCAAAAGCAGCAGGGGTAGGCAGTGTTGCAGTGGCAGTAAGTGTCCCTACCAGTGTTCCGTTATTCCACAACGTAAATGTTGTTCCGTTATAACGGTAAACAAAGTTATCATACTGTCCAGCGTAAACTTGGTTGGCAATGTTCAAGTTTCGCATTACGTTTCCGCTGTCAAATAAGTAGCCATGTAAACTGGCAGTAGATGCAGAATCATGTCTCAACACTGGACCTTCATTTGGACTACTTCCAAGTGTAAAATATCGTTGCGTACGCTGAGTATTGACTATTCCATTATGTTTTAGCCATACTGATATAGTAAACCCGCCTCCTGAGAAGTTCAACCCAGCAGAAGTCCCAGCGTATGATGATGAACTGGAAAATACAATTCCCCCGCCAGCATCAGTGGTATATGTAGTCGACGTCAAGGTAGCGTTGAAGGATGGGTTTGCTAGATTTGTCCATGTAGTTCCAGAACCTGGGTAACTGTTACTGTCTCCAGCATCTAACCATAGCTGTAATCCAGATGTCACAGGAGAAGGAACTGGCGATCTCGTTTCAAATGGTGCGTTCAAGTTCCATATTCCGCTATTTTTTCGATTCAAATAGAGTGGAACACTCGCGGTAGCGGGACGCAACGCAAACACAACAGAGCAATAAGCGTATGAAGTTGAGTTGGTTCCACCAAACGTCCATGCCAGTGGAGTATAAGTAGCCCCATCTTGGGGGGTCCAATTAGATATTGATCCCATACCAACCGTTCCATCATACGAGTCGTTTCCCACAGCAGTCAAAAAATTTGATAGTGAGGTTGCAGTATACGTAACAGCGTTAGCAATGTGACCAGAACCAGCGGCACATATAATAACTGCTCCAGAAGTAGTTGGAGTTACTGCGCCAAATGCTGGGATTGCAGTATTCAACACCGCAGCGGTGACAGGAGTAGAATCAATCGGTGTGACACTATCAACATTTCTCCAAACATGAACTGCAATCGCCATACCATCAGTTGAAACGCCACTACCCCCTGTTATAGTTGCAGTCGTGTCGGGAGTTGACCCCATACGTTTCCATCCGACTTGTAAGTTTGCATCGTATGTATCATTGGCATACAAGGATGCAATCTGAGTATACGTAGATATTCTATATGTCTTACTTGTAACAGCACCAATAGATACTGCAATAATAACTATGTCTCCTGCGGCGGGCGCAGTTGCTATTCCACCAGTTAGACCTGTTAGAGCAACAGATATGTTTGCAGTTCCGCCTAATGCGGTTGTGGTTGAACCTCCAACATATTGTATATTTTGAGTCACAGTTTGGTTTGAGTTTGTATAACTTGTCGTGTTTCCAAACGACATTGGATTTCCAATAACCCCACCGTTGTCAAATACATTGCTAATGGTCATTAGCTGATTTCCTCATAACTGCAAACTGCTTGAAGAGTGCTGAGTGCGGAGGCTGTTACTCGTATGGTGTCTCCTTCTTCAAGATATATAGTTGTATCTTTTGATACAATTACCAACGTAGCATCGGCTGGAACTGTAATCGTACTTGCTATTTTGTATTCCACTGCACCTCTAAACACGCTTGCTGTAATATCAGCAGAGTTTATGCCGCTGATATTAGAAACAATGAGTGAATTTACTTTCAATACCTTGCCCGATGCTGCACTGTTTGTTACAATGTCAGCAGCCGTAGTGCTTACGTTAGCAACGGCAGTTTTTCCTGTGATCGTGGTTACGTTTATTATGTTTGGCGCTGCCATTTACATACTCCTTTTATTTGTTGTATTTATCCGAAAATAATTGCCATTGCGATTGCCAATCCAGTGCCGCCACGTGATCCGGTATAACCAATTACACCTTGAATACCCTGTGAACCAGTATAACCAATTACCCCTTGGGAACCAGTATAACCAATTACACCTTGAATACCCTGTGAGCCTGTATAACCAATTACACCCTGTGAACCTGTATATCCAATTACGCCTTGTGAACCAGTGAAACCAGTAGCACCACGGGAACCAGTGTAACCAATTACACCTTGACTGCCTGTGTAACCAATTGGCCCCTGCACACCAGCAGCGGTAACCCACTGCGATGTATCGCCATCGTTGAAATAAACTTTTATGGTTCCAGATTCAGTATCAAACCATATGTCACCGTTGTTTGGAGTAGATGGTGCAGTCGCAAGTGTTTGAGTGTTGAAACCTTGTGAACCCGTAAAGCCCTGTGAACCAGTGTATCCACGTGAACCAATAAAACCAGTAGAACCAGTATAACCAATAACACCTTGCGAACCAGTGTAACCAATTACACCTTGAATGCCTTGGCTACCTGTATAACCAATTACACCTTGGTCACCTTTAGACCCAGTGTATCCAATAATACCTTGTATACCTTGGCTACCAGTGAAGCCCTGAATGCCTTGAGAACCAGTAAATCCCTGAATACCTTGAATACCTTGACTTCCAGTAAAACCCTGAATACCCTGTATGCCTTGTGAACCAGTGAAACCAACATCACCCGATCTGTAGAACTGAATGGTGCAAGCCTCGGCGTTAGTAGGAAGAGACCCCGATACATATGTTACGTTTAGTTTTCTATAACCAGTTGCGGTAGTGATAGAGTTGAGTCTGAAAACACACTTCGTTGTATCACTGTTTGTGTTAGAGTCAATGATAACAAAGCCTTTCACGGTGTTGGTGCTGTCGTCCCACGAATCTATGTAAGACGTGAAATCGACAGAACCTTGGTTCAGAATATCAATAAAAATTTGAGTTACAGAACCGATAGTAGCATTGTCAAAGCGGAAAATACCCGTTCCAGGATCAGCATCAGTCACCGTTGTAGAGAAATTATAGCGTAGACCAGCATTGTTACCCTCGCTTCCGGTGTAACCGATTGGACCTTGCGAACCAGTAAAACCAATCACACCTTGCGAACCAGTATAACCAATAACACCTTGTATGCCTTGAGAACCAGTAAAGCCCTGAATGCCTTGGATGCCCTGACTTCCAGTAAAGCCTTGAATACCCTGAATGCCTTGTGACCCTGTGTATCCAATAACACCTTGAATACCTTGTGAACCAGTATAACCAATTACACCTTGTATGCCCTGAGAACCAGTAAAACCACGAGAACCAGTGTATCCAATTACACCTTGGCTTCCAGTGAAACCGATTATGCCTTGCGAACCAGTGAAACCTTGGCTACCAGAGTATCCGATTGGTCCTTGGCTTCCAGTAAATCCCTGAATACCTTGAATACCTTGGTCGCCCTTAGAACCAGTGTATCCGATTGGACCCTGAACCCCTTGGGAACCAGTATAACCAATAGAACCTGTATAACCAAGAGAACCAGTATATCCGATAACACCCTGCGAACCTGTATAACCAATATCACCCTTGTCCCCAGTTCTTGCGAATGTAACAATGATATCATCGTTGTTGGCAAATGTGCCACTGCCAGATACATAACTACAGTTTACAGTAAACCAGCCTGTATTGTTAGTCAAAGAAGTGATAGTATAAAGAGCAAAAGTAGATGCATCAAACTTTTTAGAAACTCTGAAGTGTCCTTTGATTGTACTTGTGCTGTCATCAATTGTATTCAAATATGTTGAAATATCTGTTGCTGCATCGTTTGCCGCATCAATGTAGAGTGCAGTAGCAGAAGAAAGTGTAGCGTTATTGAATTTCAAACGTCCAGTGGTTGGGTCTGCGGCGGTTGTAGTGCTGTCAAATGTATAATCAAACGTTGCTCCACCAAAGTTACCATCTGAACCACGAGAACCAGTAAAACCAATATCACCTTTGGAACCCGTGTAACCTATAACACCTTGAATGCCTTGACTACCTGTGTAACCAATAACGCCCTGTGAACCAGTGAAGCCCTGAGAACCTGTGTAACCAATTACGCCTTGACTTCCAGTAAACCCCTGAATACCCTGACT